TTATTCTGCGTTGCTTTCCCCGTAAATTACATTCGTACTAATGGTCAAACCATCGTCCGAAAATGTCTTGATCTCCGTAGCAATGACTTTTCCTTCAGAGTCTGTGAGAACCGATGTGATAGTTTTCATATCATCCGAAAATGTTTTCACAAGCTGATTCCCATTGGAGTACACCGTAGTTACGGTCTTGTGATCTTCCGAAAAAGTCTTGACGGTGTCGCCCTGCTGAATGTCAGTTGTACCGGAACCGGCAGCAGCAATCGCACCGTCTACATACTCTTTGGCATGTTGAGCAAGCACCTTCATTCCTTCAAGAGATACCAGCTTGTCAGTATCGGGCATTCGGTTCACGCTCCTTTGAAAGAATTAGAGGAGGGCTGTTACACCCTCCCCCGGTTATTGCTCTGCTTAAGCGCCGAATACCTCAGCGCACATAGCAGTGATCTCGTCGTTGGCAGCAACCATACCGTCAACATAGTTCTTGGCATTCTGCTCAGCAGCATCCCAAGCGGCTACCTTTTCGGCAGTGATGCCGTCCAGGACAGTCTTGTTGGCGTGGCTGTGGTTGCCCTCAGCGGCGGCATTAACCTTCTCCTTCAGGGCAGCGTTCAGGTTTTCCTCAGCAACCTCATCCAGAGAAGCCAGAGCGCCAGTAGGAACGGCAACGTCAACGGACTTGTCGGCGCCGACAGTCTGCTCAACGCCATTAACCTTGATCTTTTCGATCACGTTGACCTGAGCACCGGCAGCGATACCAGCCAGCTTAGTGCCTTCCTCGTTGGTCATCAGGCGAGAGCCCTCAACCTTGTCGACCTTCTTTGCCAGTTCAGCGTTGACATCCGCAGTCTTAGCGTAGTCAGCGATGCCCAGAGCGGCGATCATAGCCTCGACGTAAGCTACAACAGTAGCGTACTCGCCGGAAGCAGTGTCACCGATACCATCCAGGATAGCGTCCAGACGAGTGATGTCGTTCGCCATCTTGGTAGCACCGGTAGTATCGCTCATGATCCAGTCGGCGATCTCCTTCAGAGTGTTGTAGTTCTCGTCAGCACCAGCGACGATCTTAGCAACCTCTTCAGCGGAGATAGTACGAACGGACTTGCCGGTGTCCTCACCGACCAGAGTAGTAACGACAGAGCCGTCAGCCTTGCCGTCGATCAGACTCTTGAGGGCAGCAGCCAGGTCGTCATAAGCGACCTCACTCTTACCTGCAAGAGTACCAAGACCATTGATTTCGCCATCAATGTAAGTCTTGGCTGCCTGGAGAGCAATCTTCAACTGTTCCAGGGTCGTGATCTTGATAGAATCTGCCATAATGCATTCCTCCTTGGAATATAAATATTTGTCACAGCGTGTTGGCGCTGCTGCGACCGAAAAAAGTGTTATCCCCTATGTAGGGGGGGGGAGTTTTAGCCGAAGACATCTTTCAGGACATCCTCAAACTCTTCCTTGGTGGCAATATCGTCCTCGTTATAGGTAGGCTCATCAGGGTTGGGATTAGGCATTTCGCTCTCACCTCCGAATATTTCGTCAATAAGATTATCAATGTCATCGTCCGTAGCCATAGACGAGCCGGGAGGCATGACACCAGGGGAAGGCTCAACTACAATATCATGAGTGAGCAGTTTGCCCGCCGTCGCTAAAACAATCTGTGCGTCACCAGGAGTAACGGTGTATTCACCATCAAACTCTTCGTGTTCACAGAGTGAGTACGGCGGAATAGAAAGCTTACCTTTCAGAGTCGGCACGGGTAGCAGTTGACCTTTTACAGACCCGATAGCACAATAACTACCCATGCTTAGTCAACCTCTTCAGCAAGCTTAAAGACCGCTTTGGTGATGATAGTGTCCACCTTACCGTCAGCACGAGTAAGCTGAATATCATAGACATATTTGCCGAAATTCAGTCTCTTCGTATCTTCAGGCTGGAGCACCAACATCATCGTGGATATGGGAATATCCTTGACAAGCAACGGGGCTGCATCGCTGTAATTCTCCTTCAGAGCGAAACGAAGCGTATCACCCTCGCACGGAGAATACTGCAACCCGTCTTTGGTTGTAGCTGAGACCAGAGCCTCAAAAGTATCACCTCGGGTCAGGGTGATGGTTGTGCCGGTAATGTTGTAACTCATATGATCTCACCTCCGTTACAGCTTTTTCATTCTACGGTCCTCCTTATTCTGTATAAGTAGACTTGTGAATGGGTAATTTGTTGACTTCCGTCATAACTCGTTTTGCCGAGCCATTTCCGCCCATCTTTTCATAGGGCTGATAAAGATACTCGTACAGGTTTTCATACTCGTCAGAGGTGATGTACCCTCGTTCGATGTATGACATACCAAGATACATGATCCTATCATGGGCGAGCCCAATGAGCATTTGTGTTTCAACAGTAGTCTGCTTGTTTTCTGCTGCTTTTCGTTCCTGACGCTTCTGTAAAAATGCCCAAAAACCAGAAGATGCAAGAACGGAACACAGAATGGTTACTACTGTCTGAAGCCAGGGTGCAATTTCCATAGACCATCCTCCTTTAAGTCCGTATAAGATTTAAGAAGCTTGTAGGAAAAAGAACCCCAAACCTCTTTCAGTAGGCGGAAGAGCCCACCGTGAGGCAGGCCCTCCACCAATTTTGGTTACTCCGCAGGGTAACCGTTCTCGTCGAGACCCAGAGCCTCCAGATCAGCCCTAACAGCCTCTTTGAACTTAGCAGGCACCTGCTCGAAAGTGCGTCTGCCGTTAATGATGAGTGCGACATACAGTGCTACCATGTTATTACCTCCTACAAAGATTTTGGTGAGAATATAAAACATAGTTACGCCTCCTCTACAGCGAGAGGATCACCGTTGGTGTCGTAACCATATTCCCTGAGTTTAGCCTCGACATCGGCTTTGAACTTGTCAGGCACGGCATCGAATGCACGGCGCTTGTTGATGACAAGCTTCACATAGATTTCTACCATTTTGAATTCCTCCTTTACATCATCATGGCGATAGCATCATACAGGTCGGCGATAGCCTCCATGATGATAAGCTGATTGTCGTCACCAGCGAGCTGTCCTGCCATGATCTGAACGATGTTATCGGAATCGTCTTTGCCCTTGATGGCGTGGTTCGTCATCAGAAGAGCGCTGTAACTGTTGAACTCCTGAGGAGTCAAAGCAGCTTCCTGGTAGGTGTAGAACAGAACAGGTTCACCGCCCTGCTCGGATGTACGGGTAATCTCGGCAAAATCCTTGCGGATGTAGACCGTACCCTCAGTAACCTCAAGTGCAGGCGGCTTGACCGTACTCTCGGAATACCGATAATTTAACTCCATTCGACTTTCCTCCTTTCACAGTGTAAAGACTGACGAGTTTTTGATAGACTCGGCGAGGGTCATGTCTGTCGAATTGGGAGACCTTTCGCTTCAGTTGTTTGAAGCTCACATACGGTTTTATCCACTTCTCGTACATACGATAGGTGTCCGTACAGTCGATCCAGCCCAGATAAGACAGCATCTGACGGGCGTCGAGTATGGTTGGTTTCTCCTTCTTGGAGATCTTGCGTGCTTTTCTCGTGGCTTTGTACATAATGGATTTACGAAGAACAGTCTTGTTCCGATAGAAACGGAAACCCATAAAGTCCAAATCACGACCTTGGCTGTTGCCATATGAAAAACGAAATACTTGCCAGTTGGCTTTGAGTTCGAGACCAAGTTCAGACTGTAAATAGTCCGCAATAGCCTCCCTCATACGGTGCAGAACCTTCTTGTTACTCCCGAATATAACCATGTCGTCCATGTATCGCATGTAGTGAACAGCGCCGAGCTTTTCCTTGATATAGTGGTCTAAGCCCTGCAAGTACCAGTTGGAGAGCCATTGAGATGTATAAAAGCCAAGCGGGATGCCTACCTCAGTGACATCGATGATGCGGTTGAGTAAGTCCAGCATCTTCTCATCATGGATATGCTTCCGCAACTTGGCTTTCAAACGGTCGTGGGGAACGCTGTCGAAGAAATGACGAATATCCATTTTCAGGACATACTTACAGTTCTTCGGGTCGGTTCTGATCCACTTCTCTATGACTTTCTTGCCCTTATGGGCGCCTCTGCCTGGTAAGCTTGCATAGCTATGCTCATACATGCCCTTGCAAAACATTGGCTTCAAAGCGTTCACAACATTGTGCTGCACCAACAGCTCTTCCGCTGTAGGGACAATGATAACACGCTCTTTTCTCGTGATACCGTCATAAATATAAACCGGCTCATGCTCGGCGTTTTGGTAGTTGACGATCCAGTCAAAGGATTTCTCAACTATTTCATCGTCGGACATGTGCCGGTTTTTGAATATCTTACGGAGTCGAGGGCTATGTTTAGCAAGTTTCAGGGACTCTCGTCGGTTGGTCTCGGAAATACATATTTCGTACAAGTGGTTGTAGGATTTCATGTTCTCTCTTATCCTCTCATCCGCGTTCGACTTTGTCTCAGCTACTAGCAGATGCTTGCACCGAGTTAATTTTCACCAAGCGGTGAGGAAGAGATGTGATCTCTTGCCGCTTTTTAGGCGGCGATATACACTGCATTATTGAGAACCTAACTTAAATGGATAAGATAGAGCCGCGCCATTGTTCGTGTTCGAATTGGACGCCGTATTGTTCAGATTGACGTAGAACGGACCGACATTGAGGTCATTGTTCCAGTTGCCACCAAAATACGCACTGGGCGCAGTGTATACCCCTTAGTTTATTTAGTTGTTACTTTCAAGCCGGCGAACCGTAGGTTCTCCCGTCCTCTCCTCGCTGCTTACGCAGCAGCAAGCGGTTTACAAGAGAGAGCCGCGCCACTGTACGCGCCCGAAGCGGACGCCGCAATGCGCAGATAGACGGAGAACGGACCGACATAGAGGTCATCGGACCAGTAGCCACCAAAATACGCATAGTTGTTCTGGTTATTGTTATACCACATACCGTCCGCTTCATAGGTAGTAGCAGAGCCACTTGCCGTAACAGGTAGGCGTCCGTAAGCTTCCGTCTTCATGCTACTGATGTAACCACCGGAAGTACCGGCAGGAGTAGCACCGGAAACGGAAATATAACCGCTACCATCCGTGTTGTAGTCGGAAGCAGCGGAACCGTCCTTGGTACCACGGGTCAGCTTGACCTTCTGAGTACCATTGGCGTTAATATAACCGGCGGTACGACGCCACAGGTTACCCCACCAGTTCTCCATACCGAAGACCTTGACGCCAGAAGTCTGGTCATCATCGCCCCAGAACAGACCCTTGGTGTTCATGGTACCCTGACCGATAGCATTACTGTTGGAAGACTTACATCTGCCATAACCATAAGCGGTCTGGCATTCGGTAGTCTTAGCCATCATGACCAGCAGATCCTGAATCAGCAGGCGGTCAGCAAGAACCTCGGTGTACCAGTCATTACCGTTAGCCTTGGCATAGGTAATCTCGTTGGCAGCCGTGGTAGAAACGCTGTTGCTCTGTCCACTGATGGAACGCAGACGGTTGGAAGAATCCTTGGAACCGAAGAAGATCGGGGTATAGAAGTGGTCGATCTCGTTGTTGTTGCGGTCGTAGTTGCACCAGCACTCGTAGTCATCGTCGATCTTGACATCGGAGCAGCGGAAGTGGTACACACCGTTCTCTTCCCAACGCTTTACAAAGATCTTAGGCCACTCCATCATCGCATTGCCGCCGAAAGAAACATCAGCGACCTTGGATGCGGAACCGTCGGTCTTCTTGGTATAGTCATTGGGGTTGAGATAGTGGTCAACCAAACCCGCAAAGGTCAGCATACAAGGCTGAGGCATAAACTTCTCGCCGGGTGTGCTGGGCCAGCTACCATAGCTGAAGACACTGGTGTTAAAGTTCATAGCCGCAGGAGTAAAGTCGGCGTTATCCACATCAGAAGGATAGGTAACACGAGCAGCCGGACCGGAAGTAGCCTTGACCAGGTCGTAGCCATACAGGTACTCACGGGCAAGAACTTCACAGCTTGCATGGTTGGCACTGTTACCATTGGTGTTGTAAACACCGTCGGTGGAGTACGGGAATGCAGCATAGTAATAGGTTACGCCAGCCGTCACATTCGCATCGTAGTAAGTGCCATTTGCAGTGATGGTCATTACCTGAGAGCCATCGGACTCATTGGCAGGATAACCGGTCGTACTGCGACGAATCACAGCGCCGGCAATCGTGCAGCCGGTAGCATTTGCAGGGAGAGTAGCGGTGATCTTGACCTGAGGCTTGCCACCCACATGAGCAGACTCAACTGTAAATGCCTGCATGTTACCAGGAATGATAGCAACAGGTTTACAGGTCGCTCTGTTAGCAGCGTTACGATTGTAAACACCCTGAGTAGTGTACGGGAACGCAGCATAATAGTAGGTAGTGTTCAGAGTTACATCGGTATCGTAGAACTCCTCACTTGCCTTCAGATCCTTGACCAGAACGCCGTCAGACTCGCTGGTAGGATAACCGGTAGTGCTCTTACGAATGATAGCACCTGCGATGGTGTACGGGCGTTCAGTCGTGCCGTTATCAGGCAAAGTAGCGTTGATACGGACACGAGCCTGTCCATTGGAATAGGCGGAAGTAGCCGTAAACGCCTTCATGTTGTTAGGCTCATAACCGGCAATGATCGTACAAACCGAGCGATTTGCACTGTTGCGGTTGTAGACGCCCTGTGTAGTGAACGGGAATGCGGCGTAATAGTAGGTGCTGCCGATCTCAACATCCTCGTCATAGAAAGTCTCGTCAGCCGAGATGTTCTTAACCAGAATGCCATCGAACTCATCCTTAGGATAAGCACCTACCTTCTTGCGAATCACAGCACCTGCGACGCTGCACAGAGTCTGACCGTCGATCATCGTATCAGCCGGAAGCTTAGCAATGACCTTAGCACGGCTCACTGTGCCGGTAGCATCGTAATTGGCGCTGAATTCGATCATGTTGGAGGGTTCAATGCCTCCAAAGAAGTGTCGGTTTTTACCGAAAATCAGATCTTCTTCTGCCATTTTGATTTTTTCTCCTTTCACGCATAGGTTGTAGTTATGTCGATCAGAGTTCCGTCGGAGCTGAACCGCTTGACCATGCGAGCAATTTCGCCTCCTTCAGAACTCTTCAAGACCGTAGTCATGGTAAGGAAGTTGTTGGTGAAAGTCTTGGTAAGAGTCCTACCGTCATCAGCAGTAGATACGATCACCGTACCATCCTCATTAAATGCCTTAGACCCATCGGCAAATCCGGATAACAGAATACGCTTGACATCATTCTTATCGATCTGAAGCTGAAGATTACCTGCAACATCCCCGCTGAGTTCAGTTTTTATGTCATTGAACCAGGTCAGGAATGTTTCCTGCATAGACTGAATCCACGCCTCTTCGCTGGACATCTGATTGTTAGCCCAGTTGTTGAAGGTGGTTTCCTGCTCAGAAATCCAATCCAGGTAGTTCTGCTTTTCAGTAGCAGACCAAGTTTCATAGTCCTGCTGCTGTACAGACTTCCAGTTATCGAATTCGATTCTCTTCTGTCTGCTCCATTCGGTGAAGTCAGCTTCTTCCTTGTCGACGAACTGGTCGAGCTCGTCCTGCCACTGTCCCAGAAGTTCATCCAGGCTAATGGTCTTAATGATGCCGGTCACGAACGGTGTGCTCGCTGTGCCGACCATATTGGTGATGTTCGCCTGTGTAATCACCGTTGAACCGAACTTACGGTAAATGTAAGCCAGCGGGTACTGGTGGACATTACCTTCGTTCTCCAGTGTAGGTCTTACAGGCGCACTGGACGGAGTACCTTTGATAATCTTGATACTGTTGGCACGCACAGACTCCATGCCGTTCACTTCCAGAACAACGGCGTCAATGCGGTCAAGCAGCACTTCAGATTCTTCGGCTGTAAGAGGCAGGATAGCGTCATTCAATGTCCAAGTATGATTGAACCATGCTCTACCGATACCGACATTGATAGTCAGACCTCCCGCTGCCTTAACAGCGAAAGCAGTACCGATAGAAGCGAAGACTCCATCCACGATCAAGCCATCAAAGATGCTTGAAACCTGAACAGCGTCGTATTTACGGTCTCCGTTCAAAGAGTTGTAGAATCCATAAGATACGCTCATTTAACTTATCCCTCCTTATTTGAAATTGTTTTGAAGGTCGGATAGACGGAGAGTCCTTCCTGGCTTCTCGAAATGATTAGCTCAGAAATATATGCCGACCCCTCATTACCATACTCATTGGCAATCTGCACGATATCGCCAATGTAAAAGTCCAAGCCGTACTTAAAAAGCCTTGTGACTTCAACCTCACCCTCGAAAGCGGTGGTGACGGTATTGTCAGCGAGAGTCTTAAGACCCTTAGTCCTCAACTGAGCATAATACTCGGCATCAGACAAAGTTACTCCGTCACCGACATCAGACGAAATATCACGAGCATCCGTAAAGATTTCACGCCTTCCGAGTCCCGTTCCGGACCCTACGACGGTTGTCTTTCTTGATGCTCCTTCGCCTTCTCCGGCAACCAGAGTTACATTACGGTAGCTGGCTTTGGACGAGAAGTAGTTACTGTTGATAATGTTTTCAAAGTTAGGAGAGAATACGACATACGGATTTTCCGTTTGGTCATACGAACGGTCAACACCGGCATACAGACTAAACTCAAAGAAGTTGTCATCTGTAAGAATGATCTTGAAGCCGATGTTGTTCTCTTCGCACAGCCCCTTGATGACGGTATAAAGATCGTCACCGGTGTACTGATTGTCGATGGTCAAACTCGTCACTTTCGGGTCTGTGGAAGCCACAAATCGGAAGTTCGGAATCCTTCTGTCGGCAATCGTAGGAGAAATGATACACTCGTTGAGCATCGTCTGGATGGCATTTTGAAGATTTCCATTGAAAACCCTCTGACCCCAGATGATACGGCGTTCCAGAATCGATTCCAGAGATCTACCGGTTACCACAAGGTGATTACCTTCTTCGGTATCGGCGTTGATCTTGATGTCCTCGATAATCATGGTATGCTCCGAGTCCTTTAACCAAAGGTAGTTGTCCTCTTTCAGGAATGCAAGAAAACTCTCATCCATTCCAAAGAACATCTCGAAATCTCCGTATGAGTTGTATCGGTCTGTCCAGATAAGAGACTCATAAGTATCGAGCACAGCTATGGACTCAAAGTCAGTATTCAAAACCAAAAGTTCCATCGCTTATACTCCTTCATAGATTACTTTGTTCTCAATTCTGAACTGTAAGTTGGTGACCCCAGATTCAGCCGTGAACGCAAAGATGTTGTCGCCCTTGACCAGCGTAAACCAGTCAGTGTTTTTATCCAAGCAGTTCAGGATGTTGTACGACACACCAGCTCTCACCAAAGTAATGCTTTTTGCGCTCTTCAAGGTACTGATAACGATGTCATCGCCGGCAATAAGCCCTCTGCCTGTTAGCTTTTCGAGCTTCACCGTGTCAATCGTCATGACCTCTCTGGTTTCGGTGTTGTAGATGTTGATGTGTGATGCAGGTCCGATAGCGTGAATATAGATCATCACGCCAATCTCCGAATCGCCCTGATAAGTGATGACACCCTCAGTCTTAATCTGGATTTCACCAAATGTAAGAAGAGGTTCGGTCAACGACTTATTAGAGAACGGAAACTCGAACACGGGGTCAATGCTATAGAAGTCGGTAACATTGTCGCCGTCTTCACTTGCGGAATAGAAATAAGGGTCAGGACAGATAATGGAAATCTGCGAACCCTCTTGCTTGCTGAAGATGTCAGGTTCATTCGACTCGACATAACCCGTAGTCCGAACATAGCGATTATCAGTTTCAATGATAAGCTCTACATTCTTCTTGATTGGGAAATACTTGTACGACTTCTGTCTGACTTCCTCAATGTCCTCGCCATAGATGCTGTGCATGAAAGCAAGCTGAATGACGATGTTTCTTTTGCTCAGTCTCGCCGAGTTAAACATGGCACCGTCGTTGGTTGCGACTTCGGTCATGTTCACATTGGCTTTAACTGGACCGAGTCCTGAAATAGACTTGATGAGGAAGCCCGTGTGGTCAGGCTTCCCCAATTCAAGCTTAATTCTGTCACCTAAGTAATTGGTGACGGCTATCGAATAGATCATGCTTCCACCAATCCTTTCAGTGCAGAGAACTGATTCTTCGTCTGACGATAGATATCAATCCTCGACAGAGATTTGGGCGAGTAGTTGTTCTGAGTAAAGTTGTAACTGTTGCCAGTCTGAGGAGTTGCAGTTTCTCCATTTTGAACTGTTCCACTGGTCTTCGGTTCCATACCAGCACTGATACTCATAGCCTGTCTTCTGCTGAGCAGAGCAGACAATGTGTGAGCACCGGCACGAACTTCAGACAGATCAAGAATAGGTCTAATGGTTGGCTGCGTGTCCATATTACCCTCAACAAAGTCTCTCACCCTGTTGACTGCTTCATTTAAGCCGTTCTTAGCAGCAGATGCCATTTCAGCACCGGCTTTGTACGACTTGTCGGCGTAAGCATCAATAGCATTGACGAAGCCCATGCCAAAGAATCCGCCGATTCGTTTACCCACCCTGGAAGGTGAGTTGATGTCCAACTCTTCCTCAGCCGCTTCTGCTGCCGCACGAGCCATAGCCGCTGCTCTCGCTTCTGCGTACCAAGTGTATTCATCGATACCGGCAGCAAAACCCTGAACGAGATAAATACCAGCATCTTTGAAATCTTCGTACTTATTGCGGATAGCGGTCAAGCAACCGGACACGATGGTCGTGAAAGCGTCTTTAGCAGCCTGGTCTTTCTCACGGATGCCCGCAATCAGTCTGGTCATCATGGTCTGTCCAACCAACTGGAATTCCTGATACTTATTGCGGATAGCGGTCAAGCAACCGGACACGATGGTAATAAACGCACTCTTGAGAGTGTATTCTTTACTTCTCACGCCGGAAGTGAGGTTGGTCATCATAGTGGTACCGATGGTAGTGAACTGATAATACTGACTCGTGAAAGTAGTGACTACAGTGCTGACCATCGAAGTAAAGGTTGTGGTAAGAGTTCCTTTTTGTGCATTTGCGGCGTTCACAAAGGTCGTAACCATTGTAGTTGCAGCAGTTGTAACTCTGGAATTAGCATTAGTAAACGCATTGATGAACTCATTGATGCCGGCATTACCGAGGTTCTTAAGACTCGTTGCAAACCCAGACATACCGCTGGTATCAACTTTCTTGATGTTGTTTGCAATGTCTACAAGTACCTGGAATTCCTTAATGACACCATCGAGCTGAGCCACATTGACACCAGCAACGCTGTTATAATACGCCTGGAACGAATTACCGAAAGATACGAGGGACTCACCGAAACTTGCAATATCATTGTCGCCGGTAAACCAGCTTACGATACCACCGGTATTCGGGAGGTTGTTAGCGAGCTCCACCAACGCCTTGGCAGCATTAGCAGAGTTGGTGACAACATTTGCATCCAGTCCGGTTACAGCCAGAGAATAGTTCTTCATGGCTCTACCGAAAGGTACAAGCTGCTCGCCAAAGGTAGCGAGGTCATTTTCTCCAGTGAACCAAGCCACAACACCGCCCGTATTCGGGACAGTGTTTGCCAGTTCCATAAGAGCTTTACCCGCTGTAACGCTATTTTGAATGACATCGGCTTTCAGTCCGGAGACAGCATTGCCATACTCCTTCATTGCTTGACCAAACGGCACAAGCTGCTCGCCAAAGGCGCTCATGTCGTTTTCGCCGGTAAAGAAACCGACTACACCGCCGCTGTTCGGAATAGTGGTGGCCATCTCAGCGAGAGCTTTACCTGCCGTAGCAGCTTCAGTAACGACGCTTGCATCCAATCCGGCTACTTCATCAGCAAATGCTTTCATTGCCTGACCAAACGGAATGAGCTGTTCGCCAAAGGCGTTCATATCATTCTCACCGGTGAACCAGCCGACCACGCCACCAGTATTAGGCAGAGTAGCAGCCATTTCAGCAAGAGTCTTGCCGGCAATAGCAGCATTCGAGATAACTTCACCGTCAATTCCTGCAATCTCTTCAGAGAATTGCTTCATAGCTGTGCCAAACGGCACCAACTCTTCGGCAAAGCCGGTAAGAGAAGAACCGCCAGTCAGCCAAGAAGTCAAACCTTCGAGAATATTCGCAGCAGTAAGAACAAGAATAGTTTCAGCCAAAGCCTTAACGCCATCCATCATAGAGGGATCAATCGCCGACGCACCTTGTACGAACGGCTGAATGTTGGTCATAAAGCCCGACAAATCGGTTGCGATCTGCGGGAACTGACTGGACACGCCGCTCATAAATCCACCAACGATGCCGCCGATGAATCCACCGATAGCAGTACCAATGCTCTGAAGCAAAGAACCGCCTTCGTTGATAAGCCAGTCAAGACCAGGAATTTGAGCAAGAGCACCGATTGCCGCAAGCACAAGGGCAAGTTCAGCAATAACAACACCCATACCAAGCACACCAACCATAGCGCCGGGAACCAGAGCCGCCACTGCACTGAGGGCAAGCATAAGAGCCGAGAGCAGACCAACGCCGGCAATACCTTCAATCAAAGTTGTAGTGTCAATACCCTTGAGGGCATCCACGATACCTGAGAAGAAAGACATGAAGACATCGACTGCTGCCTGAATCAAACCGGGCAGATTGCGTGCAACGCCTTCCAGAACCCCAATAAGGAACTGGAAAATGGAATCGACGATAGACGGGGTGTACTCAACAAGAGCTTCCAGAACGCCAGCCACAAGCTTAAGCGCACCATCAGCGATCTGAGGTACACACTCAACTAATACATCGACAATAGTTAATACGATAGCCTTGATAGCTTCGCCAATGGCAGGGATTCCATCGATAAGGACCTGACAGAATGCGACCACGGCTTCGCCAAGTTTCTCAGCTATCGCAGGGATAAGGGCGGCAACGCCCGTGATGATAACGGTCAAAGAAGCGACGATAGCGGTTGCTCCGGCAGTACCAGCAGCGGCAAGAGCGGTCAAACCTACTGCCAAAGCGGATAAGCCTGCACCTGCAAGAGCCAAACCAGCACCGATACCGAGAACAGATACGCCAATAAGGGCAAATGCCCCGCTCAGACCAAGAATTGTGGGAACTAGAGGAGTAAGTACCAGACCTGCAACACCGATGACTGTGAAAGCACCTGCCAGAGCCACAAGACCCTTAGCAATAGCTTCCCAACTCATAGCGCCAAGAATACTAAGTACGGGGGTCATTACGAGCAGAGCCGAAGCTGCTACCAGCATAGCCGCAGAACCGGCAAGAGTGCCAGTCATGACATTTAAGCCAACAGCAAGAATAGCCATAGCTCCACCGAGAGTAACCAGACCCTTAGCGATTTCCTCCCAGGACATACCACCCATCTTGTTCAGTGCATTCGCCATGATGACGAGAGCAGCAGATACGGCGATAAGACCTGTACCGATACCAACCATGTTTTTAGGCATGAAGTTCACTGCTACGGTAACCGCAGTAAGAGCACCAGCCATAGAGACCAGACCCTTGGTAATTTCCTCCCAAGACATTGAACCGAAATCACTCATAGCAGACGCCAGAATCTTCATAGCGGCTGCAATTTCGATCAATGCCAAGCCCGTAGAGATAACATGTTTAGCATTTCCGGTCAGATTCGTAAAGAGAGCCACTTCTGCAAGTAATGCACCAACAGATACAAGCCCCTTAGCGATCTCTTCCCAATCCATTTGACCGAAATCCTTACAGGCAGATGCAAGCACCTTAATGGCCGCAGCCAATATCACGATTCCGGTCGCAGTGGTCATAGATTTACCACTGAACTTTGCAGTGTTCATAAACAGAGAAACCTCTGCCAACAGTACACCGACTCCGACCAATCCTTTTGCAAGTTCCTCCCAACTGAGTTTGGAGAGATCCTCACATACAGAAGCCAGAACTTTAATAGCCGCCGCAAATATAACCATCTGAGTGGCACCCTTGATGATAGAAGAACTGCCGGAACTCATAGCCTTTGCCGCAGCTATTACGATTGTTGTCAAACCTGCAATTCCGGCAAGACCGGTTGCAAGCTGACCAATATCCAAATCTCCCAGTTTCTTGAGTGCGCTTGCCAGAATGAGTACCGCCGTAGAGATACCTAACATAGCAGTTACGCTCTTCATTACACCTGTTGCTTCACCGCTGATCTTATTAAAGACAGCCATAGAAGCCATCAAATCAGCAAACAACACAGTGATACCACCGAGAGCAGCGGAAAGTTTATCGCTGTCAATCAGCGAAAGCGCCACAATGGACGCTGTGAGAATTGCAATAGCAGACGCAATCTTCAGCAAAGTGCCTGCCTGCAACTGAGACTGATAAGCCTCAAAGCAGCCTCTGACACTATCAAGAATCCCAATAAAGGATTCCTTAATACTTCCGATTTCGTCCAGAGCCTTACGGAAACCACCGACAAACTTGGTGATACCAATAGCGATTGCACCAAAAGAGATGCCATTAAGCAAGTCAATGATGCCGCTGAAGTTGGCATTGCCGAGATTGGTAACGATGGAATCACCCAGTTCACCGAGAACGCTTACAATGCCGCCTGCAATAGTTTTTACAGCATTCCAGACAGCCTGGAGGATCTGCACAAACTGGCAGTTGGCAAGAGCTTCGCCGATCAGCTCAAAAGCGACAATGACGCCACTCTTCATCTCACTTGCGGCTTCTCCAACCTGCGACATACGAGTCTGTACTCTTTCAAGAAGAGCATGGAACAGCTCAAAGCCAGGAATCTTGAAGTTTTCAGCCACGGTGGTAATGAAGTTCTTGATTGCTGTAGCGGCAGCTTTCACAAAGTTCACGATACCGCCCATTACCTTACTGAACACATCAGTCCGTTCAATCGTTTCGTTGAGCTTAACGAGCCATTCACCGAAAGAACCGGTAATACTGAGCAGTCCGCCACCGAGATCACCGGCGACTCCAAGCAGAGAACCGAGAGCTTCGACTACTGCAAAGAAAGCCTTGCCAATAATATCAACAACAGCGAACAAGCCTTTGAATGTGTTCTTCAGATTTTGGGATGCAGTATCGCTAAGTGTAAGTCGTTCGGTAAACTTACGGAAGGTTTCGGTAATGTTGTAAAGTTGTTCCGCCGTCATAGGCGGGAAGATCTCAGAGAATGCTTCCTTAATTGGTTTGATGACGCTCATCAGTCCCTTGGCAGCATTCCAAAGTCCCTGAATCAGATTTTCACGACCGGACGGACGCATGATCTTCTCAACGAATTCATCCATCGAAACAGAACCATCACGCAGTCCCGCATCAAGTTCCTGAATCTGAGCGACCATTTCACTGGTATATCCGGCAGCTTTCTTCTCCTCTTCAGACATACCACTCATCTTCTCAGCGAGATTATGTACGGCATCTTTCAGAGTATCAGAAGATATAACGCCTTCTTTCAGACCGGTTTTCAACGCATCGGTGAAACTTTCCGAGTCAGCGACCATCTGGTCAAATGCGTCACCATTAGCACGGGCTACCTCTTGAATCGCATCTATATAACCCGCTTCATCAGCAATACCCGCACCAAGCAACTGCTTCCAACCGGAACTCAAACCACCGCTCAGAATTTCATTTCTTGCCTCAGCAGATTTACTGATTACTTCACCAACAACATTGGAAACCTCAGTCAGAACTTCCTTGGCTTCTTCAAAGTCACCAATCAGGATTTCCCATGTCTGGGTCCAACCGGACTGAGCACTTTCATGAAGCGTGTCCATCAACTGAGTAAAGGTCTTAACTTTCGTTGCGGCATCCGTTGCAGTCTTAGCCATATCCATAATGGAACGAGCCTGTTCAGCGGTAAAGCCCTGCTGAATAAGGTCTGCTTCGGAATAAGCACCAGCAAATTGCTTCAGGGTTTCAGTCAGAACCTGAGTAGTAAGCCATTCGCCCTTGGTAAGAGACTCACGGAACGAACCGTAAGAATCGATTGCTGCTTGTGCACCAGTACCCAAGAGTTCGGAAGTTCGAATCAAGGCATCCTGGAACACCTTACCACCCATACCTGCATTTACAACCGAGTTCCAGTCCATCAGCGACACTTTACCTGCGGCAAGTGCTTGAGAAAGCTGGTACATTGCGGTACTCGCCTGCTGAGAGGTCGAACCCGATACAGCGGCAAGGTTAGCAATACCCTTGATAGAGTCCACCGAGGTCTGAAGGTCAACACCGGCAGCCGTAAAGGTACCAATGTTTCGAGTCATCTCAGTGAAGTTGTAAATAGTCTGGTCAGCATAGGTGTTAAGCTGGTCAAGAGCTCTGTTTACCTGCTGGAGGTTTGTACCTTGGTGAGAAGTATTCGCCAGAATCGTCTGCACGGCACCAATCTGCGTTTCGTACTCCGAGAAACCCTGCATAATGGGGTCAAGAGTAAACGATTTGGCAATATTGATACCTGCATTCATCGCCTGAGTGGTGATGTTCGAAAGTGCGGTTACCGCCATGACCTCCAAAGCGGAGAACTTCAAACGCACAGATTCAACCGCATTACCAAGTCCAGCCATGTTGACCTTCTTGGCGGCATTATCGATCTGTTCAAAGCCTTTCGTGGCTCCGTTCATGTTCAAGCTGCTCTTGAGTTTATCAAGCGTGGACAAGCTTGTCTGAACATTACGCTCAAAGTTCTTATTGTCGAATTGCATTTCTACAACTCTTTGGTCGATTGTAGTGCTCATAGCTTAGTAACCTCCTTCCATGCCTGATTTGCAATTTTGTCAAAAATAGGCTGGATAGCAGGATTGATGTAATCTCGCCCCTGTACCCAGCCGCCGTTACGAGTCCCGTGACCATATTGCAAGATGATCGCAATGGGGACTCCATTTTGAATATTTGAGTTGTAAAAAGAGATCCTCGCCGTTCCGTTACGGTTTACGACCTCGTAGTACCATGAACTGGCAGTAAGACCGGAATCGACAGGTGTAGCAGACGCAAGGGCGGCAACCCCTTCTCGGCCGAACTTGTCAAGGTCTGCAAGCCGAACGGCCTTTTTAGCTCCTTCCATGAAACGAACCGTTCTGGAGAAGTCGCCCTTATGTCTGAACTTTATCATTCCTTAGCCTCCTGTTACTTCTTCCGAAGATAAGTCGAAGAGCAGAAACCAACGATACCGCTCGGAGTCTTGACATAAAGCCATCTGACACCATTAGCGGCAACACTGTAGTAACCGTAGTTTTTAACGACTGTGCCACCGGGGAGGACGCCGAGAGAAGTCTTCTTAGTGTTCGCTCCGGAACGAATATGCAGACCAACAGAGGCAGTAACCTCGTAAGAACCAGCGATAGACTTATCGAACTTCTGGGCATAATCGACCTTGGTGGAACCGATGGGAGTTGCGGGCTTCGGTTTTACAGTTTCAGTCGGTACAGTCGCAGTGGAAGTATACTTGTCGTAATACTTCTGACCATAACTTGCTCTCTTTTCCTGAACAGAGGTACCCATGTTAGCAGGTCTCTCAAACTTGGTAAGTACCGCATCAGAAGCGACACGAATACTCTTGGCAGTTTTAAGGGTGTTCAGGACAGACTTATAGGATTCGCTCAGCTCCTTGTACAGGAACTCAAGCTGCATAGTCAAGTTGCCAATGGACATCTTCTTACTCTGAGCATACTGGAGCAGATTCTGCTTTCGAGACCAATAAGTCCACTGAGCCAGACCATAACCAGCAGAGTCACGAACGAAATTGGTGTAGCTTCCGTTATCGACAGCGGCAGTATAGCCGTCATCGGAATAACCAAGCTTTCGCTCATAAGTGTTCTGAAGATTGGTAGGCTTCAAAGCAGATTCTGCATACAGATTACCCATCATACCGGCTACACCGTAGGCATTACCGATCTTGTCCATCAGGAAGTCCCAGATAGCTTTTTCATCAGTCTTGTTGCCGGAGGTGGACGGAACGGTAGTAGTGGGTTTGCTCTGAGTAGAAGTTTTCACATCGTAATCGATGTACGGCAGTTTACCGTGTTTCTTCCAGGTACGAGTGTTGTAACCCGGCTTCACACAGTTGCAAGCGGTAATCTGAACGCAGTTATCCCACTTGGGGGTGCATTCCACCGACAAACCGTTGCCGATATAAACGCCAATGTGCCCCGACATCCATACTGCTTCGCCAACTTCAATGTCAGAGAAATCAGTAGAGAGTTCAGAGCACACTTTAATCATCTGATCGGCGCCAATATCAGGAACACCGTTTGATGTGTATTTAGCACCACCATAAACCTTGGAAGTATCGCCGTTCCACCCCCACAGAACACCTTTCAACAGACATACACAGTCAAAGCCGAAAGTATCAGCAGAAGCAGCCTGAATCATCTTGGTTCTGGCAGCCGCTCGATTGTAACTATGGTTGTTACAGTATCGAGTCTTGTTCTTACTGCTCATCGGAGCGCCAAAGCACCCCATAATGTACAGCGTTTTGTAGTTCTTTGCGATGTCTTCCAATTTCTTAACGAATTCGGAAGCTTTCATGACAGCACCCATAGTAATTAGCTCCTTTCTCAGGTGTTTTCTTCAACTGAGCCGTTTACAAAAGCGCTGACCGCAGTGTTTGTCTCCAGAAGCTTGTTCATATCACTCAGAGCATCATCAACCAAATCACTGAACTTGTCGAATGAAATGATTTTAGCCATCCAAGTGAATTTGCTCACGAACATGTCATAGACTTGACGGAGCTTGAGCTGACCGGTACCGCCGCCGAGTTCTTTCTCAGCAATGGTGGTAGCATAAACAAGCCATTCGCGGATCTTCTTCATCTGCTCTTCTTTAGAGCTTCTGAAAAAGCGAATAGCAAATACGACGCCAACTGCGATAGCGGCAATAGTAGCGATAATAAACGCCCAGTTTTCACTAATGAATTCCATGTGGTTTCCTCCTTTCATCCAACTGGTCCATCAGGCTCTATGTCTTCCTCTGCATCAGTGGAATCAGCTTCAGCCTTGTGCTGTTGCCAGATTTTTACACCGTTTTCAATACCGGCTTTCACCAGGTACATGAATACACAGTTTTCAACAAGATTGCCTGTTGTCGTGATTAGTTCACCCAAATAGGTGAAATCCTGGAACACGACCATAACAGCCATGGAATATACCTGTACGATCATGTAGAAAAAGAAGCAGATCATCACAGCCTTTTTGCTGAACTCCCACACCCAAAGCAAAGAGTGAGAATTTTTCTGAACCGCACTTCTCAGGGCTTGTTCCTGCTGTTTCCAGTAAAGGCGGTTGCTAAGGTGTTCCAATCGCTTCGCATAAAAATTGTCGAGCCAGATTCTCAACTTGTTCATGTGTATCACCCCTTGGAATTGAAGCGTTTTCTGTTGGCAGCGTTAATAGCAGCCTGACGCTTCATGATTTCACGCTGGCTTCTCTTCTTCGGAGGAGTGTTCTTGACATTGCATACTCGAATGAGTGTCAAAAGACGGTTCAAATGCCACTTCTGAAACTCTACCGGGATGTTGTAAGAGATCATCCAATAGTAGATAAGCTCTGAGGTAACAGTTTCTTTGCTTCGCTGACCTTTCTTCTCGTCAAAGAAGCAAGTAGCCGTCATCGGCGCTTCAATGTAAGCGTTAATGGCGGCATAATTTTCGGCTGAGAGTCTGGAGTATACTTCCGGGTCTACATTCTGGATCAAAGTCATACAACGGACATAATCAAGAATTTCCTCATCGGTCTTTTCTTGCTTACCGAGGAAGGCTTTGTTCCATTTGCTTTCCCATTTTGAAAGAGAGACCAAAGAATGCTCCAACTGCAAAGTCTGTTCTTTCTTGTTGATGAACACTTCGTTGATCTCATCGAAATACTCCGTAGCCGGAACGATGATTTTCAGCATTCTTCAGTCCTCCGAGTTTTCGAAATTAGTTGGCAGGTGCCGGAACCGCCGCAGGAGCAGGAGTACCACCCTTAGAACGCATGACAGCATTCACGAAGTCAGCAGCATACTTGTCATCGGTGACAAGCTTCTCGAACAGCACCTCATAGGCGGGAGTCTCCATGAAGGAACGGGAAATTTCCTCGGACTTCATGAAGCGTCTGCCGTCATCGCTCTTCACGCCGTAAGCTTTGGCGATAAAGTTCTCGAAGAAGTCCATGATCTTGGCTCCGTCGAGGCTGGCAGCAATGCTTCTGAGCTGGACATCATAGCCGCCCTTGGCACTGGACTGCATCTTCACGATTTCGGGCTTGGACAGGTCGAAGTAGAACTCTTCGGTTCTCTGAACATCGTTCAGGTCGTTGTAGGTAATGATTTCCTTATGCATAGTAATGTTTCTCCTTTCGAAATTAAAAAAAAATAGGAGCCGCCAGCTTACCTGAATACGGCTCCCACAGATTTAGGACTTACGATTAACCGGCAACTTCAGGCTACTCGGTTGCGTTGAACATGGCGATGATCTCATCAGGCAGAGGCAGACGAGCTTCAACAGCATCGCCGGCGCCCTCAGCAGACTCATCCTTACCGTACAGAACTTCCTCCAGCTTAGCCATGAACTCAGCAGAGAACTTGGTGGAGTCGAAGGTCAGAGTAGCGGTAGGCTTCAGCTTCTTGCCGTTGATGGTGGCATTGATAGCCACAGGAGTGGTGCTGATTTCCCAAGACAGAGTGGAAGGCTCGGTGCTGTCACCGATAGTGCCGTAACCCTTCTCAGAAGGAGCAGCCAGACAGCCATAGATCAGGTGAAGCTTATAGCCGTAGTCGTTCAGCTCAACATCGTTACCCAGAAGAGTACGATAAGCGAAGCCGAACATCTTGCGAGCCTGCTGACCGGCATACATACCGGGCATAACCTCCACAGAACCGTCGCACTCAGCAAACTCATCGGGGTACATATAAGCCTCGATAGTCGCAGCGAACTCCTCAGCGGAAATGATGTTGGCATACTTCATGTTGTCGGCATACAGAGGAGAAGCCTCTGCGCCGGAGGGACTCTCGGTAACATTGATAAGACCATTCCAGGCAACGCCCTTACCGTAGGCGCCGGATGCCAGAGTGGGGTAGAAAACACCGTGGTCCACGCCTACTTCATACAGGCGCTCACCGGTTTTATCCCAAATGATTTTGGACATAATGATATTCCTCCTTATTAGTGATAGAGCGAGAAACGCCAGTTATTGAGGTTCTCACTTGTGTAATGACGATCGAATCGACAGGTAGGCAGACGCGCCACCATATCGACGAATTCGCTATCAGGGTTTTTGTCAATGACAACTATCCAATAGCGTTTCTGAGACAAATATACCCTGTCATCAGCATGAATGTTTGTGATGTCATCCAAGCCGTATATGATGGCAGGGTAATTTATCTTAACTGACTCGGGAGGTTGAAAATACACATTTCGACTCCCCAGAAGGTCTTCCAACAGGGTCTGTAGATCTAGTCTATTCGCCATTGTACACACCTCCCACAGCCAGTATTAGTCTAGGGTACTGAACTTCGACACTTGTGATCTTCCATTTAGCACCCATAAACCCAACATACTTCATCGAGTGAAAATTCTCACTGGCGAAAGGATCGGCTAAGATACTGATCTCATTCGCAACATTGATGTTGTCGTTGAGTTGATCTGCTGTCTGAAGTTTCCTGGTGTTGCGGACCAGCTCACCGTAGTACATACGCTCGGTGATCTTCTCTTCCCAAACACCGGGAGCTGTTTCTTCAGTCACAGCGTAGCCGATTGGTCCGTAAAATTTCGCCATTTTGAATTTCCTCCACGATTACTTAGGCGGTAGCAGAAGCTTCCTTCTCCTCGATGACGATAGCAGACTTGATTCTGGTGAGCTGACCAGACTTGCGAGTCTCAAGCAGAGACTGGAGCTGGTTGAACTTGATGTCGAAGTCGGTGAAGTGAGTCACATCGCCGCCCTTGGAAGCACCATAACCATAGTCAGCCATGTTCACGCAGATAGCGTGCAGCTTGTGCTTAACACCATCAGCATCAGTACGAACCTTACCCTCGAACTGAGTAACCTCGTAGATGTTGGCAACGCCCAGAGCAGCAGCCAGTTCGGTGTCGGTCTCGTAAATACGACGACCGTTACGGTCACGAGCCAGGATCATGGTGTTGTGCATATCGGTAGTGATGAACAGGTCAGGCTTACCGGTACCGCGGAAGTCCTTACGAGCCTTGCGCAGAGCAGTGACCATAGCCTCAGCATAGATGAAGCTCTCACCGAAATACTGCTCGGTGTCGGTGCCCTGAAGCTCCTTAGCCATAGCAGCGAAGTCAACATCCTTATGGATGGTGTACAGCTCATCGTCAGTCCAGATAGGACGGATCTTGTCGGGGAAGATCTTCTCGGGGTCACCGTCAGGACGGTCGTCACCCAGCATAGTAGCAACAGCCAGAGTCTCCTTCAGAGAGATCTGGTCGATGCCGTACTGGAACTGAACATAATCGAAATCTTCGATGTCAGTCACATCGTCACGATGCAGCTCAGAAGTGACATACACAGTCTGAGGGTCGGTAGTACGTCTCACCAGAGAGTAGTTGCCAGTCAGCTTCTTCTGATTTCCCTTGGTGTAACCCTTGGCCTGAAGAGCATCGATGTTGCGGATGTCCACATGGGAAGTACGAACACGACCGTGGGGGATCTTCTGAGTCTTAGCCATAATAGCATCGACCCAACCCATATCATTGGTGATGAGCTCAGGAGTGCGGCTGGGATGAGCCTCGACATAGTCGGGGAACAGAGTGGTCACATTACCGTCGCCGGTCTGGATGAAGCCGCTGATTTCACCGTGCTGGAGTTCGTCAGCGTGCTCCTCAGCGTAGATGTTGATAGCGGTACGGAGGGAGCCGACGTTGGGAGACTTAGCCAGCGCCAGAATCTCGCCCTGAGCCGCATGAGACAGGACATTCTTCTTATCCTGCTTATCGGTGTCAAAGACATTGTGTTTCATGATAGTTTCCTCCTTATTGGATTCAGATTTGTTTTCAGACTTGTCGGAGTCCTTTTTGTCGGGCTCCTCTTCGGACTTGCCTTCGCCCAGGGCATCAGAAATCAGAGCGTACATGACATTCTGCTGTTTCTCAGTCATACTGTTGATGACATCAGCAATAGTCTCTTCGTCTTCTTTCTTATCCTCACCCTTATTTTCGGGCTCGTCCTTCTTAGCATCGTCTTCCTCTTTCTTATCCTCCTGCTTAGTGTCAGCATGAGAAAGAACCAGAGGCATACCAGTGTAAATGATGGCAGTTTCATCAGAATTCTCGCCGTGTGCCAGCATAGAATCAATGAAAGCGCCAGGATTTGCACCCTTATGAACCAGACTGACTTCACAGATACAGCCATGAACAACATCAGAGCCATTCTGTCTGAGCTGGTTGGCATAAATGGACAATGCCACGATGTCGCCGTGCTTTACCAAAGCCTTCGCAACTTCACCGGACTCGGTGTCATTGAAGAAGCCAAAGGTATACACGCCATCCTCGCGGTTCTCCAGCCAAGCATGACCAAGAACATTACGAGGGTCGTTGTGCTGGTGATTCCAGACCAGCGGGACTTTAATGCCGTCATTCTCTTTGAATGCATCGTGGCGAATTACTCGACCATCGGAGCATTTCAGATCATTACGGGTAGCCCAGCCGCCGAAATCGCAAGCTTCAACCTGGAACGGTCTTTCCATTTTGAATTTCCTCCTTATTCGAGATTGTTTAGAGACCCTTTTCACTCAAAAGAAATTACTCCGGTACATCCTCCGTCTCTTCCGAGACAACGGGTGTTTCCGAAGTGGATTCGCTCGGCGCACTCAGATTCTTGTTTCTGAGTTCATCCGCCCTCGGATCTTCCGAAGGTTTCATGCCGACAACCTGCCTGATTTCATTCGAAGTCATGATTTCATTTCGAGTGAACTTATCAGCAATTTCAGCGATGTCGTTTACCGGTACAAGTTTGAACGGGTCTCTAAAGAACGAAATCGACTGGAGTTGTGATCTGGCAGTTTTGGTAAGAAACTTTCGTTTCATTTCATCAACAATAGCAGAAATGATGGGCTCGATAGTTCGGTTGTTGTAGTTCAACATAGTTTTCTCATCCGCCGTACCATCCAAAATGCTCTGAGTGATTCCCAACTGGCTATAAAGCATACTCGTTAAGTATTCAATCTGGGACATCAGGTTGTTATTGACGGAACGATTCAACTGTGTGATGCGCTCAGTACCATCGGTATAAGCAATACCGTATTTGGAACCGGACAACTGACCTTCAATATCTTTACGCCTGTTTTCGGCTTGTTGACGCCTTGCTTCAGTCTTGATGACATAAGGCAACTGGATAATCAAATCGAGTTTTCCAGAGCCACTCTGTTCATCAATGACATCAAGTAGGTTAAGTTTACGAATGAGCCTCTGCATAGTGGAGTTAGGCTCATTGATGACTGCATACAGCGGGTTCTCAACGATAGCCACTGTACTCTTAGGTACTATAACCTCTTCTTTTCTGCCTGTGCGTTCATTGTACACACGGACACGGACATACTGGGGGTACCATGCAGTAATCTGACCGACTCTCATGGTTTGGATGTCATAAGCGCCGGAAATAGTGGGATTTGTCGTAGTATCAACTGGAACGATTGCCACGCTGCCCTCGTCGAACATGGAAATAACCACATCCTGAATAAAGGCACGAGCAGTCTGATCGATGTTTGCTTCGACCGTGAGGCAATTATTCAAACCGTCTTGGATGACGGAGAGAAAACGCTCATTCTCATCCAGCCTTACATGCTGAATTTTGAGTGCTGCCACATCGAGTGCAATACGGTTATAAACCGAAGTGATGATCGACCTTTCATTGCCTCTTGACAAACGAGGTCTATCTGCTCGATAGGCGTAGCTCATGCCCAGATCCCTGTAGTTCATCTGAACATTGCCTGCAAATGCATTCCAAGCATGTTTCAGTCTGGAACCAAAAGACATTTCCATTTGAATCATCACCTCCTTTACACCATATCAACATTTTTCTTCTTATAAGCGACGCGTCCGGATGCCCAAATACCATTCTTCAACTGAGCCATGTCATAGCCCCTGTCGGCAATAGCCATATGAACACCAACCTCGCCACGCTTGGCTACAAACTGCACAACTCGCCCTGAGGGGGCCGTTACATTTCGGGCTGACTGATTCATAAGTTCTGCCATCTTACGGTTGTAGGCATTGATAGTCGCAGAGCTGAGCTTCCCTTTGGAAGTCACAGCATTCGGGTCACTTAAAAGCTGATTGGCATATTGATCGAGTTCTTTAGAAACATCTTTCCTTGCCTTGGACACGATTTTATCGTGGTTCTTATGAGCCCACTTCGCATCCTTTTTCTCCAAACGCTTCTGACCGGCAGGGGTCAAAGAACCGTCTTTGTTCTGATAACGGCGAACACCCCAACGCATCCCTTTGATGCCGTGATGATTAAGCTCGTCCATTTGACCACCTCCTTATTCAAAAGCATCTCGGTTGAGTTTGTAAGCAATATAAGCGTCCATCATGGCTGCTACAGCATCGATTTTCTGCTCATAACGCTTCTTCAGAAGTTTGCGGTTTCCGTTTGTATCTTCCAGGGTAATACAGTTACCCATTGCAAAGGTCATAAGGTCCTCGTCAAAGAGAAGCATTCTTTCTTCCGAAAGTTTCTTCAATTCGCCAAGCGGAACCGATTCGGTCTTAGCACCCTGAATGACCTTCTCAATTCCAAACGGACCGTTTTCCTGTTCCCATCTGGCAACGAATTCTTTGGCGTTATACGGGTCAAAGCCCAGACATCGAACATCATAGCCGCACTCGCTGATGTGATTATCAAGGTCTTCATAGACCTCCATCATATCGAGCACAGCACCCTCTAAAACAATTAAACTGCCTTCCGCCATGAACTGATCGTACTTGATCCTCATAGCAGCCGGCAGCTTCATCAAAGTCATAGAAGTAATGTAATTTCGAGTCTTAATACCAAACGAACCGTTGGACAACGGGAATAGGAAAGTAAAGGCGCAGAAGTCATCGCCCTGCGACAAGTCTGCACCAAGCGAGCAAGGCATCTGCCAATAGTCTCGCTTGCGATGCGGCAGCGTTTCTTCGTAGGTGAAGTAGTAGGTGTAACCCTCCATAGGCAGACCAAAACGCTTTGCGAGAATATCGTTTCGTGCAGCAGGAGCTTTCTCAGCTCTTTCTACATCCAACTGATAAGTCTCATAGCTAACAGTCTTGCCAAGGTTCGGATTAGCCTTCAGCCACATCCTCGGATCTCCAACTTCATCGACGGAGTCCAATTTATACCACCATATAGACACATGAGGATTGATGTAGTCGCCCTTGAGGATGTCCATCAACTCCATTTTGATTGTGTCACCGCTTCCGTTACGAACAGTACCCTCAGAGCTGATTGCTACGATGATGTAGTCATTTACCTTAGAGGCACCCTGCTCGATAGCACCGATAACATCCTCACGAATGTCACCGGAAAGCCACTCGTCAACGGTAGCAACCTTGATCTGTAAGCCCTGAAGCTTATGAATACTCATGGGTCTGACTTCCAGCAAAGAACCGGTCAAGAAATTCTCAACGCCTTTCTTGGTAGAAGCCAGCTTTGTACGGTTAGCTTTAGAGCCGGTGGTATTTTGTAACGAGCCCTCTGTCAAGAATTGGAACAGAGGACCACGGGATCTTGTAATTGCAGTTCTGAGAGGAGACATGACCTCTTCTGCCTGCTTCATGGTCGGGGCAGTCGTAATCTGATGCGTTGTCGAAGTATCAACATTCAGGAAGTAACCTTGAAGTGTGGAGCCATACATAGACTTTGCAGCACCACGAGCCACAATAAGATACTGTTTGTTGATAAGTCTCTTCTTCACGGTCTTCTTCACATAGTGACCGCCATGACCGTCGGGATTAGGCTGATAAACACTTCGTTCAACAAAGTAGTACCAACCAAAGATTTGCTCGCCCCACAACTTGAAGCTGTCGAGCAAGCTCAGGTCTGAACCGTCGGTCAGGGTAAGTTCTGCTTCGCAATAAGCGATCCATCCCTCAACAGCCTGATCGTCATAGTACACGCCGGGATTGGCGATAAGATCATCGATGCGGTTCATCTCCATCGAAATCTCTTTACATACCGGAATTTCCCCTCGGATTACGGCATCACGAAACATGCCGTAGTATTTTGGGACGGCAGTGTTAGATAATGCCATATCGAGTTGTCTCCTTTACGAAGTCTTCTTTATCATCTCATTAACAATGGTCTTGATCTTGCCATAGTTATTGTAGATGGTGAGAGCAGTAGTCGTAGCGGTAGCCACGCCGGTTGCGACTTTCAGAGATTTGGAAACGAACTCCTTGCCTCTGTTGACATCATTGCCGGACAACTGGCTGTACTGCTTTTCCATCTGAAGACGATTCAGACGACTTCGAAGTTCAGCATCACTCATGGTCTTTACACTCTTGCTATTGTGAGCTTTGGTGTAATCATCATGACTCGGTTCGCCGGAATCAGAGCGTTCACGCTTTTTACCAGCGGCAGTACGAGTACCATCCTTGTTCTGGAAACGACGGACACCCCACTTCTGACCTTTGATACCGTGATGCTCAAGCATCTCTTCATGTTTCTCCATTTTGAAGTTCCTCCTCTCTTTAGTCTGGGTCAACCGTGACATTGATTCGCCACTCAAGCTCGTTGATCTGTCGGTTCATGGATTCGATGACCGCAGAAGTAAGAGTAGTCGAGTCAAAGACAACTCTGACCTTGAGATAGACATAAGTCCTCACCATTTCGAGACGAGGATCATCGTACAGGAACTCAGACCATTCTGTACCGGCATCTTCGATACGGAAACCCTCTTCGGGACCGACACCGAGCTGCGTAAGGACAGAGAAAGCCGAGTTAATGTGCATGATGATGTCTGTATCAAAGTGCTCATACTCTTCGGCGATTCCGAGCAGCTTTTTAATTGATGTCAGTATGCTTTCCATATCGATTCCTCCTTACTGTCTGACAGCGACAAATTTCTTCATGCAGAAACCTTCGATGCCGGCAGCAGTACAGACCGCATACCAATCATCAGTGGAAGCATCGGGGTCAATCCTAAGTTCATCAAGACAAGTCACGATAGCAGCCACTTCGGAATCCTTGCTGGGTTCCTTTCGAATGTTCAGCTTCAGACAGTCGGTAACAACACCAACAATCTCTTCAGCCGCTTCTTCGATTTCTTCGACCTTGGTGTCCTCGGCGATTTCAGCAGAATCATCAAGAACGGGGTCTTCATAGCGTTTGTGAGACATTTGAAATACTCCTTTCATAATTTTCGCCAAGGGCAAGTGTCGTTGCGACTTCGCTGGATTGGCGCAATGATTAGTAAGCTCTCATCACCATAATGGATTGCATTGTGGGTACTGAGCTTCGTGCAGATTGCGTTTTCAGGATCGAAGACGCAGGGGTTTCGATTAAGGATGTCTTCATAGGTGATTGGATTTAAGTGGTGGATTAGAACCGAACCATAAATCTCAAATCCTGGTACACCTAAGTCGCATCCGTTATCGCGAACAATGATGTCGTCTCGAAAACTCAACCATTCATCGGAATGATAAAGTTCTTGATTCAACCATCTTTGAAACCCGAAGGTTTCTTTGCCAACAACACCGTCAAGTTTCAGGTATCGGAATCTCTCTTCGAAAGTTGGGAGGGTAATAAGTTCAGAGTAAGTCTTAAAACTCATCGTCCTCACCTCCATGACCTGAATACTGACGGAACGCGGTAAGGGCTTTCTCATAGAGCTCCTTAGCCTCGCCGTTGGACTCGATATTTTTGGTCTTGGCATCAATCAACTTACTCTGCTTCTCCAGAATCTCTTTTTCAAGTCGTTCCTTAGTTGAGCCAAGCTTCAAATAATGCGTAATGACCTGAGAAGAAGCAGTTCCGTCTCTGAGCTGCTTTTCAGCACACTGCATAGCCAACGAGATCATAAGATTTTCTTGAGCCTCTTGAGTCATCGGTGGTCTTGAGGTGCTTTGCGATTCAGAAGAGCGAGAAGCTTTTGCTTTTGGCATCGTAAACTGCCTCCTCTCTTAAGAAATTGGTGCGGGTAACAGGAGTTGAACCTGCACGGGATTGCTCCCAATAAATTCTGAGTCTATAGCGTCTGCCAATTCCGCCATACCCGCATGTTTTCACAGCACTTTCATTAAAAGGAGACTTCCTTTTATATGAGTTATGGTGCAGTATTTGAGAGAACTTACAGAGCCGGTTTCCATCAATCACCGAAAGGAGAAAAGAAACATGAAAGGAGGTTCACTCATGGAAATTGTTCCAGCCCTGCAAGCTCGCTCAAATACTGCACCAGGTCCTAAAGGGGTAAAGACCGCTCCTAAAATATCCCTCCGGAGATTTTTTTAAGACCAGCGCGATGTGGGAGGGGGTGTGATTTTAGAGTACCCCCCCCCGTACCCTTTGGGACCGACACAGTAGTGCTGGTAAAGTTGTTAATTGTGTGGAAAAGTTTTTTGCGAAAGAACAGAAACATTTTTTCAAAAGATTTTAGAATCAAATGATAAAGAAAGCGAGGGCAGAACGGGTTAGGCTCTGCACCTCGTATAAGTTAAGCAACTCTTTTTACTTTCTTGTAGATGTTTCTGAAGTCATGCTTAATGATCTCGTCGATTGCTCGCTCAATTTCCTGATTGTTTTCTTCATCAGAGAACTGTTCAGAAGTCTTTGCAATTCGAGCCAAGTAAGCACAAGAATAGTAACCTTGATCGACATCGAACCTGAACCAATCGGAGAACTGTTCGAATGGATCAAATGGGTTGTCAAAAGTAGTCAGGGCACAAGAGCCATTCATACTGGGCGCTCCTTTCATTTCAAGTAGTCGGACACAGTGCTTGTAGAAACACCAAGAGCCTCAGCAATTTCAGATGTACTGTAACCAGATGCATTCATAGAGGCAATCTTATTCTGTTTAGCCAGACTAAGGGTTGTCGTAGCACGGGGTGTAGCACGCTGTCTAAGGCTGTCTATATCCACATTGTCAATGATCTGGGTAAGCTTATTCTCACTGATAGCACCAGCCTGAATTGCTTCCCATTCACGATCTGTGATTTTGATGGTTTCTCTTTTAGCACCAACCGCTGCACGGGCTTGTGTAAGTGCTTGTTGACTGGCCTTCTTAATCTCGCCGCTTGTCATACCGGGGTTGTCCTGTTTCTTGGCAGCCACTACAGCATTAGCCATAGTCTGGGCTTGCCTTTCGCGGGGGGCATTCTTAAGAGCCACATTCAGCTTAGCATTAAGGGAGTCTACCTCCGCTTGGTAGGTCTCCTTGGCAGAGGCTGAATACGGCACCTTGCCGGTAGACAATATTTCGAGGCGGGCTTGATTTCCAAGGGCCTTCATTTTATTTGCATAGGTGGCATAAGCACGCTCCACCTGGGTGTCAGCTTCCGAAACAAGGGAGAAGGCATCTTTAGCTTCTGCCATCTTGGTAGAGGGCTGGGTACGAACCTTAGTTTTGCCGGTCTTCTTGTCGGTATAAATAGGATCATCGACAGGTTTCCAGATTTGTTCACCTGTAACTTCATCGATACGGGGGCTTCCTTGACGCTTGACCACCGATACCTCTGATTTGGCACGGGATATTAAAGTAGAAGCACCCTCATGGTATCTACCATCTTCGTCAACAGTTCCCTGATACTTCTTCTTCAGAGAAGCAATGCCATTGTCGATTTCACTTTGCTTGTAATCAAGCTTGTGTTTTTCGGCATCGATAACGACCATGCTGTGACGAACGGCTCTTGCAAGCTCATCCTGAGTAGCACCTTTCAGAGTCATATCAGTGATAAGGTTAGAAACCACACCCATTTCTTTCTGAGTGTTCTTCATCAACTTAAATGAGCCCTCAGGTTTACCGCCATATTCCAGTTTAGGGTCAAATCCCTCAAGTCCTTTCAAAGGAGGAGTAGAGGTAATCTTAACTTTGCTGGAACGAGAATTACAAGGAATGACCATGACAGTATCGCCATCAAAGTCTGCTCCGGACAAACGTTCTGCAACCTTGCTATTGATACCAATCGCATCTTTAGGTGTATTACCCAAGACACGACGAGCTTCCGCCTGCTTGTTATTAACAGTCAGAATAGGAATCTCAAAGGTACCACCATGAGGATAGCGAACCAAAGCGACAGTTTCACCATTCTTATAGTTCGGAGCATAAACCTCATTGTCTTTCATCGAAGTGATAGGTAGAATAACCTGATACTTCTGACGAGGCAATGCCGCAGCCTGAAGATGAACGGCGGCAGAATCACAATCATCCGCAAAGGATTTCAGAAGCGATTTCTTGACAGTGGGGTTGGTCAAAGCACAGATCTCGTCGAACTCTGCCATCTTATCGGATGCTGCAAGGTTGAGCTGCTTATTTACCAAAGACAAGCTCTGCTTAGACAGAAACTGAGAAGGGAGTTTATCTGCCCATTCACCCCAGTCGCCCTCTTCTGCACGCTTATTGATAAGAGAAAGCTGACGCTCACCATTAGCATCGATGTAATAGCTCTGTCCGCCTGCTTTGATAAGAGAACCGAAAGGATTGTCTGGGTCATCCTTAACTTTCTTCATGACATCCTCAGGAAGAGTGCCTTTTTTCTTATTGGTGTTAAAACGAACATCAACACCATCAGGAAGATCGTCAGAATAGACAGCCATACCTTTCAAATATCGGTTACCATCAACCAGAATACGAACCTGAGCATAATGAGAATCTCCAAGAGACAGGTCTTCAACGCCACGACGAATCTCAATGACACCATCTTTATGAATGCCACCATCTTCAGCATAGCAAATAGTCATGCGCTTGGAGTCCATGCTTTTAGGATAGACGAACTTGTCAAAGGTTTCGCCGCCATCATGGGAAACATAGTCTCTCACAGAATGAACATTTTCGAAATTGTAAATCTCTTTATGTTCGGTTCCGGGAGGGCAAAGAACTTTGATGTTTGTCTGTTTACCGGGGTTGGTAACTTGGGGAACACCGCCACCATAAATCGGGTAGCCTTCCATCTCCAAAATATAAAGAGCCTGATTCATCTTCTCTTTCGAGATGCCAAGCTCCCTTTCAACACCGGTACCGACATCAATCATACCTTTTTCAGCGATCTGCTGTTTCAAAAATTCAGCAGTTTGTCTTGCCTGGTTCATGCGAGCCTCAGAACTCTCATTAAGAAGAGAACGGACAGACGAGTCATTAGCAAAGCCCATTTTGTCGGCAATTTCATTTAAGCTATAGCCTTTCTCACGAAGAGCTTTGGCTGTAGCAACATCTGCGGATCTGCGTTCATCCTTAGCCAGACTCATCTGAGTTCTGAACTGAGTTGTACTCAGACCCATGGATTTAGCGATAGCGACTTCACCCGTATAGGTCTTTCCATCCTTGTCGGTAAAAGTGAAGTTATTTTTCTTCATCTCTTCGACTCTGGACAGAAAGTCGCCGCTATGCTGATAAGGGTTATCGCCCGAACCCCACGGATAACGACCGGAACGACGCGGCATTCCATAATGCATAAGCATTTCTTCCACAATGGGATTCATGGTTTAACCCTCCTGTTCTTTCATTCTTCTGATGACCTTGTCGAAAGTAATGATCTTATCCATGATAGGAGCAATATCTTCGACGGTCGGATTATGATACAGAACCTCGTTATTCTGGTAAATGCGAAGTTCCATCTCAATGTCGGCAGGCTTCATTTTGTATTCCAAACAAAAAAGAGCAGCATATATTTCAAGCTGCTCCATGTGCGCCGGGACGACGCCAGTCTTTAAGTCGTGAATACGAAGTGTGCCGTTGCGAAACACGATAGTGTCCGCGGTGCCAAAGCAATTCTCGGAGTAGAACAGAACCTGCTCCGGAATCATGCGAAAACTGATTGCATCATTGACATACATATTCAGTGTCTTCTGCGATTTGGGAAGTTTCTGTCCCAGCTTGATACACTGACACGCAAAGTCATGAAGAATCGTTCCGCGCTGTGTGGCTAAGAATTTTGAGTAAGACTCAGCCACCTTGGTTTCATCGTAGTTGATCCAATGAAATTTGCTGGCACCAAGAAAGGCGTGTTGCCCTTCAAAGTTTGAATGATTGTTGAAGATCATGCAGCACTTCCTCCTTGTTCTCTGGGCAAATGAATCTGGAGAAAGACATCTCATTCATCTTGCCTACATAGTATTCTTGGTTGGGTTGCTTCTTTGCGCCAGCACTTTGCTTACACTCCAGAGTCGCCCATTTGTCGTTGAACAGAATGAGTAAATCGGGAATGCCTTGCAAATATCCCGAGTCGCTCTTCATCACGATGCATCCGGGAAAGAGTTTTTTCAGCTCTTTGATGAGCTTTGCTTGAAATTGACTTTCGAGCATACCAAATGGGCCTCCTTTCATGCGATTTGGTCAAAACCGAAGAGAGAATGTCTATTCTAAAAATAGCCTTTTTACTCCTCTCTTCATAAAAGGGGATGTTTTTTTCGCGCGGCACAAAAAAAGACCGAGACACCCTTAAAAGCATCTCGGTCGAGGTTTTTGTTATTCAGTTACTTGGTATTGCTTCTCAGGTATCTAATCAAGATCCAGATAAGCCATAAACCACCGGTGCAAAGCACCAGAATGAAATCCAACAGCAAGCCGCCAAAGCCACGCTTCTTGCCGCTCTTGTTTTTGCTCATTTTGATTTTCTCCTTTACTTATTCTTCGTCTTCCGGTTTGTCGCTTTTACTAACAATCAGATTAGACCCAATGATTGAGCCAAGTACCGCAACAATACTTGCAGCGACTCCACCAGCTATACCAATTATTTTCAATCGGTTGTTAGCTTTCTCGTAATCTTTTTGTGATACGGTATCAGCGACTTCTTTCATCTGATTGAGAATATAAGTCTTCTCGTCAAATGTCAGTTCCTCTTCTTGAAGAATTCTCTCTAATGAATCCATGACACGATTATACATGTCATAGCAAACTTGTGTGCCCTCACGGTCATCCTGCATCGCTTCTTCCAGAACACCACGATACTCTTTCATGATGTCCAAGGAAGTAGACGCAAAGTTAGGAAATTGCTCTAATGCTTTTTTAGCTACCTCAGGGTCCATCCTCGGTATCATCGAAGCGAAAGCAACGACCTTATCCTTGGTCATATGACGGAAGTCAGGAATATCCAGTTTTCTCAGAACTTGAAGTTCATTGTAAGGTCTGCTCACTTTCTCACCCCTTTCTTCATAGGGGCAATAAAAAAGTGCGCCCCCACAACGAGAGACGCACCGAAAAAGTGCTACCCTCATTGTTGCCACACAATCTCAACAAGCTGTAAAGGACAATGAGTAAAGAGAGAAAACACTTTTTACCAAAGTAATTTTCCCTTTACGACTTAAAAATATGAAATTGTGTGGCTCTTACATTATAGCACAGAACCTGAGAAAAGAAAAGGACTTTTTGTAAATATCTCTTGACAAATGAACGATTTTGTGCTATGGGAACCGCTCGTGGCCAAAAACCCACTTTTACTTGCCTTATTTATATAAATATTGAAACTTTTTATCGCAACTAATAAGAAATAAAAGTGGGCAAGTGGGCTTTTTTGCAAAAACTTTTTTCAAATTTGCGCAAATCGGCCAAAAATGGCCAAAAATGGCCCAAAAAGTGCCGTTTTCAGAAAATGCCTCCGATTTTTTCTGCCCACTTTTGGTTTTCAAAAACGGGCTTTTGCCCACTTTTTTTTGGGCTTTTTTCTCAAAAATCGTCCGTACCATCCTCCAAAACAGCTCCAAAATTGACCATGCCCACTTTTGCCAAAATAAAAGTGGCCACGAAATCGGGCAAATTACCTCCAAACACGACCGGTCTTCTTGTCGATGAGAACTACCCGACCCTCGATCTCAAAGCCTGCCAACTCACACAGATAGAATATCGTATGTAGCAGCTTATAAAATCTTTCCTCTTCCTTATCAATGTTCCGAAGTGCTTCAAAAGCAGTAGGGTCGGAGTAACCTTCCGAGTTCTTTCTCGGATTATTGTTGGGTGCCATAATGTATTCGCTCCTTTACTTAAATATGGTTCAAGGTCGTCACCACCTCTTTAGAACTCTTCCTGACATCAATGAGACGCTGGTTACGACTACCTCTGAAGTCCAGGTCGAGAGAACGCTCTTCAAGAACAAATGGACCATCTACCAAGACATCCACAAAGTTTAGAAGAGTTGACGCATCTTTTTTCTCAATGAGATCTTCAAAAGAATAGCCAGTGTAACACCAAACACTCAAACCCAATTTCTGAGCTTCACGAGCAATGATGCTACACTGGTATGGCTGACAGAATGGTTCACCACCAGAGAGTGTGATACCATCGATGTATTCAGCATTCTTTCTAATATCATTCACGAGGTCGACAAGAGATACTGACTTGCCGCCATCAAAATAGTGAGTAGAAGGGTTGTGACAACCAGGACAATGATGAGGGCAGCCTTGTGTAAATATCACATAGCGAATGCCCTCGCCATCAACGATTGACTCAGGCGTTATTCCCGAGATCCTGATTGACTGTGTGCTTGACACGATCCCTTTCCTCCGCTCTCTTTGCATCGTTCCACTTGTCAAGCGTACCTACGAGGTAGCCGGTGATACGGCGGATGCGCTCGAAAGGAACATCGTTTTTCAGCGTGTAAGTGATGTTGACATACTCATCGTCAGTCACCTCGATTTTCATACCGATGACTTTGTCGCCATACAGCTCACGAGCTCGCTCAATATAGGTGTCAATTTCTTTCTGTTCGAGAATGCCATTTTCAACTTTGATGTTCATTACTTAATCCTCCTGACTTTTTCAGTAATAGTGATGTGCTCAGTTCGTCCGCAGCAGGGACAAACATCATTGATGATGCCGTTGTAACCGCACAGAGGGTCACGGTCTACGGGGTGGTTAATACTGCCATAACCGATACCCGCTTCTTTCATGCGACGGACAATGCGTTCGAAAGCGGCAAGGTTCTTGGTCGGGTCACCGTCAAGCTCTACATAGGAGATATGACCAGCGTTGGTAAGAGCATGGTACGGAGCCTCGATGTCGATTTTTTTCATGGCAGGGATGTTGTAGTAAACGGGAACATGGAAGCTGTTGGTGTAATATCCACGGTCAGTAACACCCTCGATGATACCGAACTTCTCCTTATCGGAACGAAGCAGTCGTCCGGACAAGCTCTCAGCAGGTGTTGCTAGACAAGTTACATTCATACCCAGTTCCTTGCTCTTACGGTCGCAGTAGCCACGAATATAACTGACAATTCGCAGACCCATTTCCTGAGAGTCTTCATCTTCACCATGATGTTTACCGGTCAGTGCTTTAAGGCACTCTGCAAGCCCACAGAAGCCGATAGAGAGCGTTCCGTGCTTGAGGACTTCTCGTACTTCGTCGTCCGAACCCAGGCTCTCAGAGTCCATCCAGACGCCTTCTCCCATGAGGAATGGGAAGTTGCGAGCAATTCTTCCAGCCTGGATTTCATAGCGGTCAAGAAGCTGCTTCATCACAGCATCCAGCATTTTATCCAGACTGTCAAAGAACTTTGAAATATCACCCTCGGCAACGATACCGAGACGAGGAAGATTGATAGAAGTGAAGCTCAGATTACCTCTGCCGGGAGCTACCTCACGAGTCGGGTCATAGACATTACCCATAACACGAGTACGACAGCCCATATATGCCACTTGAGTTTCAGGATGGTCGGGCTTGTAATACTGAAGATTGAACGGAGCGTCGATAAATGCGAAGTTCGGGAAGAGGCGTTTTGCGCTCACTCGCATTGCCAGTTTGAACAGATTATAGTTCGGGTCATCAGGATTGAAGTTGACGCCCTCTTTAACTCTAAAGATCTGGATCGGGAAGATAGGGGTTTCGCCCTGTCCCAAACCAGCCTCGGTAGCGAGCAGAAGCTGTTCAATAGCCAGACGACCTTCCCAGGAAGTGTCCATGCCATAGTTGATGGAGCTGAAAGGAACCTGAGCGCCTGCACGGGAATGCATGGTGTTGAGATTGTGAACAAAGCCCTCCATAGCCTGATAGGTGTCACGAGTAGTTTTTTGCATGGCGTATTCTCTTTGCCATTCGCCCGCATAATCAGTTTGCTGAACCTTGAGTTCCATAGAAATATCAAAGGCTTCCTTCAGATACTTCTGGTAGGTGTAGCGTACACCATCAGCCATAGCATAGTCGAAGTCAACCACACTCTGTCCGCCATGCTGGTCATTTTGATTTGACTGAATGGCAATGGCAGCAAGAGCCGCATAGGAACCAATACTCTTAGGAGCTCTCAGATGTCCGTGTCCGGTATTGAAGCCGTCCTTAAACAGTTTACGAAGCTCGATCTGTGTGCAGGTGGTTGTCCACGCGTAGAAGTCGAGGTCGTGTATGTGAAGCCAACCCTGTCTATGCAGGTCAGCAATAACAGGATCGACGAGATACTCAAGATTGTACTCCTTGGCGCTGTTAGCACCGTACTGGAGCATAGCACCCATGGGAGAATCACCATTGATGTTAGCGTTGTCTCTCTTAAGGTCACTGTCTTTTGCCTGAAGAATAGTAATGCTATCAAAAATAGCTTTTACTTTTTCTCCGAAATCATAGCTCATAGTAAAAGACCTCCTCAAATATCATTTTTGTTGCGGTGCAGACTCTGTTCGATGTTGAACCCGTCAGGATAACGGGTCCGCAGTTTATCGACATTCATCTGCATGACAGTTTCGAGGTCATAACCAATGGCGTCAGCCGTTACAGCAAGGTACCATGCCACATCGCCAAGCTCCTTAGCCATGTGCTCACGGTCCAATTCGTGACCCTGAAACAGGTGTTTTTTCAAAATATCAATGCACTCGCCGGCTTCACCATTCAAACCCATCAGCCCGTTCGTAAGCTGCTGAGTGGAATCCAGAGCAGGGTTCTTAGTACGAAGCGCATTTTTCTGGTATTCGTTAATTGTCATAGACTGCTTCTCCTTTTTAGGCAAAAAATAAGAGCCAAGGTTTATTCCTCAGCTCTTAGTCAGGTTATTTCTTCGAGTGATGTACCCAGGCTTTACAAATCTCTTTGCATTTCGGATAATCGGGCTGTCCGCATTTGTTGCAGATAAGTTCCTCTCGTCCGAGGTCTGGTATATATTCCTCAAAATGTTTAATAACGGTAGTCCAAGTTCCGTCACGTTCGCGGACAGGACATGCCATTTTTGATTTTACTTTCACAGGCATCGCCTCCTTACCCTATATTATACCACAAAACAGATAAAAAGTAAAAGGGCTTGTTACGGCCCCTTTACCTTTGAAATCGAGTAACTCACGAAATCAGAATCTTGAAGCGTTCGTTCAGATCCTCGAACAAGTCATCATCTGCTGCGATGCTGATATGGAATTCAATCTTGCCCTTATCGTTTAACACGGTTTGGACAACAGGCTGAATTCGTTCAGCGTACAGCATTCTCAAACATGTGCCGAGTTGTCTGTCGTTCACTGCCAGAAAATAATTCATAGCGTTACCTCCTTTCATAATAGGAGATGTAATTTTCGTGCAGTTACTTTTTTCTGCGGAACATCTCTTTAACCTTCCATTTGAGAATGTACCAGCATTGTTCAAAGCATCCGACTTTACGGTAACCCATTACTCGTCCTTAGCACCGATAATCAGTTCGCTGTAAGGCAGCTCTTCGATCCAGTCGCAGAAGGTATGCCACTCATCGAGCTTGTGATTACGACGCCACTTGTAAATGCCCACGAGAACCTCATAGTTCAGCATAACAGTTCTCTTCTGATTGTAGGAAGTAGGCAGGAGCTGAATCATCTGCCACCAAATATCCTTTTTGGTGCATTTCTCAACAGCAGCCTTTGCTTCTTCGGATGCAGGGATTTCACCGTTCTTGATCTTATCGTAGGCGAGCCAACACTCACGGAAGGCATTCAGATTTTTTACAGTGAAACCAAGACACTGATAAGAAGCAGGCATCAGATGCTCAGTGCTGAAGTCGGACATCTCAAACTTCTTATCTCCGATCTTGTGCATAGTGGAGCAAGAGTTAGCGACAGTGCCCACCTTGTAAGTATCGAACTCCTTCCACCAATACAGCGGAGCAGTAATATCCACATACACCGTAATCATACGGCGATACTTAGCATGAACAGGACCACCATCAGCCAGATTCATCATGAGTTTGTGGTCATTGTCGCCGAGCAAAATATCACACTCAGCATCGAGAGGACTGGTATCACCAGTCAGATTGAAGTAGTCGCCGGTTTCATCTTTGAACCAGCTATCACTGCGATCCCAAGAATTCTTAGGATTACGCATACCACGGATAGCGTGTTCCCAGCCGACTACCTCCATGTTTTTCAGTTTCAGCATCTTAGATCACCTCGCTCAGATTAGGGTCATAACGACCAACATAGCCGTCATTGTCGTAGATGAGACGGTAGCCATCGGGAAGCTCGACATAGTACCTGCCGTTTTCACCCTCCACATCGTGGATGATCGTGCCTTTGATTTCAATGTTATCCATTGTTTTTTCTCCTTTCTTAAATATGGCCCAAAAGCTGAGGCATCTTACGAACCCAGAAAGTTCGGAAGCCATCACGAATAATGGGCGTGCAGCCGTATTTCTTTTCCAGAAGACGAACGACAGCATTCCACTTCTCATTCATCTCCTTAAAAACAGCGTAGCCGCCCCTGTTGAGTTTAACATGGCGGACTTCCATCAGTTTTTGTACCTCAGCGTTCATCTCAGTCAACATATCGGCGATAGCGGTAGAGCACTCGTCCGTACTCTCCGACAGGAGACCTTTCTCGTACTTAGCGAAATATTCCTTGGCTTTCATTTGAACCTCCTTATTCTTCGAGCCATCTGTTATCGATGTAGTAAAACCCGTATACTGCAAATCCGATGAGAACAATCCAAGCCGCCCAGAAAATATAAATGGGAGCGTTTGTTTCCAACATATCCACTGTATCATCAATGGTCATATTGTTATAGAAAGATGTGCCATCCGTAATCGTTTCATCAGCAAGCTTAGTGTAAATCGTTCCCGTGAATTCCGCACTGGTTCCATAGTATTTATAGCGAATGTAATAGGACTCTTTAATGGTGTCGATATAATTACTGCCAGGAATATTGATTTTTTCAGTAGGCAGTACATGTCCAAGAAACGAAATCTCGTTACATTTTTTATCCTCAGAACTCACACGATCCCATGTCCAATAGGTTTCGGTTGTATAATAGGTTTGAGTTTTTCCGTTCACGGTTTTCGTATGAGCCACTTGACGAGTATGTTTGGTGTATCGTTCTTTGACTTTCTCGACATACATATAAGAGCCACCGATTTCAGGATAAGTAACAGTGTCAACGGCAAGTAAATCACCATAGACAAAAGCATTTCCGACATTAGTTCTCATACCGTATTCAAAGAGATCAAGCGAGTCAATTTTCACAGCTTTATTGTACTCAGCATTTTTATCCAAGACCCAATCGGAAATTTTACTGGAAATAAGAACACCGATTAGCAGCATGATAGCTACGATTGAAATACTCGCAATGACCTCTCTTTTTGTAATTTTGAAATTATCCATAACCATTACTCCCCAAAGAGATCCTGAGGAGCATCTACGGGGGCATTATAATCCAGATAATCATAGTCCATGACTTCGTAACCCAGCATACTAAGGAACAAACGAGTCGGGAATTTACGAATGTAACGATTGTATTCCTTAATTTGCTGGTTATAGTTACTTCTATATTCAGCGATGAGATTTTCGGTAATAGAGAGCTCATTCATAAGCTCTTTATAGTTTTCATTGGACTTTAATTCTGGATAGGCTTCGGAAACAGCGGTAATAGCTGTAGTAACATTCTCAATATCACCAGCAGAACCTCGTCCATCAACAATAGCAGCGAGTGTATCTGCCTCATGAGCGTCATACTGCTTTACACAATCGACAAGGTTGTAGACAAGATCCACTCGTCTTTTCTCTTGTACTTTGATGTCGGAGGAGGCAGTGTTTACCTGCTCTTCCAAAGAGAATGCCTTGTTCTGAGCACCTTGTACCCAAAAGATACAAAGCATGATGACTGCCAAAATTCCGGCAGTGATGATGAGGATCAGTTTCCAGTTATTCTTGATAGTGTTCATTTTTCTTCTCCTTTCAGATGAGCCACATGATGAATTTGACGGTCAGCGCGATAACAATCGCAGAAACACACATACAGGCAATAAGTCCCATAGCTTGACCGATGATTTCGGCAAGAGTACCTTTGGAAGACTTCCTTGCGTCCATACGCTTAGGTACCTGCTCGGGTATGTGCATAATTTCATTGGGTTTAGTATTCATTGTGAACCTCCTTTTTCACTAATGGTGATGTAATAAGTTTGCGGTAAATATCAGCGGCTTCCTGCCCCTGAAATGCATTGACAATATCAACCTTGCCATTGATCTGTCTGCCGACGATGAGAACGCCGGTATCTTCGCCCTTGGTGAAATCAACACTCACAAGCAGACATTCATTTACTTTCAGTTTGTCCATGGTGATCTACCTTCCTTTCCAAATATCTTTTGAGTCGTTCGCATCTGTTCCGGTATTCACAACGGACAACAGTATTGCTCATCATGACTATATCGTTGCCTGCCAGCATTTTTTCAGGTCGCTGAACATCTGCTTCAAAGCTCGGACAATCATGGCAATAATCCTGAACTTCCAGTATAATCATTCATCAAACTCCTTTCGCTTACGTTCATACAGAGCCTTAATCCTTTCGGGATTATCTGTTATGATTTCAAAGTCGTCTCCAGTAAACCCAGGAGGAACATCTTCAGTGTATTCGATATACACTTTCTCAGGGTGAAGAGGAACGGCGTAAGGGAAGGTCACTTCTTTTCTGAAACGACCGCTGGTAAACCATGTGATGCCTCCATTATCGGAAACAATAATGGCGTCAATATCATGACAAGTTCCATCGGTTTTTTTGAAAACACTTGAACAGCGTTTATTCTGAAGCGAACCATACCCAGCATCATTCCATTCTTCGTCAGCTCCAGTCAGAGGCGAAAGAGGTTTGAATCGTAACAGTCGTTCCAAAGCTGAAAGAGCATATCCAGCGGAAAATCCACTATGACCTTGCTCGCTGAACAACCTCACAATAGAGACGATGTCTTTGTTCATATGATCTTGCATACCGTCCTCATCCTTAGGAATTCGATCGAGTTCGGATTTTGCATATTCGAGTAAATTCATTTTTCTCCTTTCCCTAAGCAGCCTTGGCAAGTGTCCGATTGGAGTAACTGCTAACATACTTAGTCTCATTGAAATTGCGTTTCTCGCTTAGAGCTCGACCAATAGCCAAGTCGATGGCAGAGCGAGTTTTCAGATGATAGTAGTACAGGTCTTTGAAAGGCGTATTTAGCCTGTCCGTGCGACCCGCTGACTGCTTCATAATTTTGTAAGAGTAGTTCTGTGAGTAGAAGACAATGGTGTCCGTACTTATGCAGTTCCACCCCTCAGCTCCGGCATTATACTGAACCAGATAGACCCAGCTTTCTCCCGTAGGAATCGGCTGGTGTTTGTGACCGTTCCACTCCGCAATCTCAACATTCTCACCGTAATAGGTGTTCTTGAGAATATCAAGCTCGTAGTCGAAATTGTAGAAGACGATCATCTTCGGATGTTTTTCAAACAGCTCCAGAAGAGCAATCAGTCGAGAATCGTCCTCATTGACAATGCGACGCCAAATATAACAAAGCTCACTGGCAGTAGCGATAGGCTCGTTTTTGTATGGGTTCCATCGTTTTCTGCTGACATCTTTGTATTTGGCAATGTCGTACTGCACATACACATCTTCATGGTGAGAATTGGTTTCTCGTTTGAAGTCCATTTCCACCAGAATAGAGTTGCGAAGTCGGATGAGTTTACCAACATTCAAATATCTATCTACCTTGGGGTACTTGCCGTTCACCCAGGTCATAACCATGTGCTGATCTTTGAAAGCTGTGCGGTTCTTATAAAAACCGTTAGCCACAAAGACCGGAATATAGTCTTCCCAGGTATCGCCAGGGGTAGCGGACAACAGAATCCACTCGTTGAATTTGGCGATTTTCAGAAATGCTTTTACCCATGCTCCGGAGCCTACCACACGCTGTTCGTCAAATATAAAGAAAGCGTCCGTAACCGTTGCGTACTTACCGATGTTATTCCATGAGTCCACAACGACTTTGTTTTTGTAAGCATTGACTTCCGGATGAGTAGAAAGAAGGAAGGGCGAAAGCTCACCCTCCCATTCCAAAGTATCTCTTTTTCTCGCCGTGGTGATGATGTATAGATCTTTCGGGGTACCCGGCATTCGAACATAATTCTTAGTACCCAGCTCACCACCATTTTGCTTGTAGTAATAGGATATAGCGGTTCGAGATTTACCGCTGCCGACACCGCCACAGAGAATACAGCCATTTTTCATCCTCGTGACAGCATCAAGCTGATAATCTCTGAGAGAGATGCCTGCCATTTACATCCCTCCGAACAATCGCCTCATTGACCATGTCGGGAAGAAGTACATCGGCGTAAACCAATAGTTCTCCTTAGAGTCGTTTTCGGTTATCGGGTCTGTGAGCGAGTTACCGACTTTGATATAGCCAGCCACTCCGAGAAGAGATAGCTGAATATAGCACATCAAAGCGACAGTCTGGTCGATGTCCTGAGCTACTACAAGAACATGGTTTTGATAGTTGTAACCAGCTTTCTCAAGTCTTTTTCTCGCAGCGTGGACACCGGCAATCAAAGTTGCTCCAGCTCCGCAACACGGGTCATTGATGGTAATGTAGCCGTCTTTCTCGATTCGCATAACAGAATCCTGCATAGTAACTTCAGCCATCAATTCACATACATGATATGGAGTGAAGAACTGACCATTATGTTGATTACCAAGATTGAGCGACATATAAATACTGCCCAAGAAGTCTTGCTCAGGATTTTCCTCCAAAGCCATGACCGTATAGGCAGCGAGTTCCGGAAACAGGGGCTGTTCCTGTTTGTTGTATTTGTTGATGAGCCGTAAATATAACGCCTCTCTCTCTTCATAGTGTTCCTTATCTACCGGATTAGACAAGGCACAGGCGTACATTACGACGAAGTCTCTCCACACATCCCAAGAGCGATGCCGATTGGTGAGTTGATTGAATACCTGAAGAAACTCTTTTTTAGGATCGATTTTCGAAGTTTTCTCCTCGGGCTTTTTTCTCTCAACTTTTTTTGGTTTAGGTTCCTGGGCTATACCTTCAGCAAGTCCTTTGGCCAGATGTTCGCCAGCCTCGACTTGCTTTTGAATATGTTTAGGCGGAGCGACTTTCTGAGGTTTTCGTTTCGGTTTTTTCTTCTGCCAAAACATAGTTTCTTTTCTCCTTTCGGTGATTGATGGGAAGGGCTGTTTCCTCTTGCATCAATTCTCGTGCACAAGATATCAGCACCTTACTGGACATTTAACCTGACATGTAAAGCAGGCACCCTCCATCAGTCAATTAGCGGGGCAGATCCTCGTCGTTATCGGGATTGAAGTTGACATCGTCATCAGGGTCGTGCATGAGCTGACCTCTGCGAGCGTGCTTAGCCAGGATAGGATCGTCCTCGACACGCTGGAAGACCTCCATAGTCTTGATATACAGGGACTTGCCACGGTCGCTCTCATACTTATTCAGCACGACATTGACATTCTCGATCCAGGCATAGTCAATGCAGCCAACGGATTCCTCATCCAGATCAGCAACGCTGTCTTCTACGATAAGCATGACCTTAGGCGGCCACTGCTTGAGCTCACCATCACGGTTGCGGTAAGCCAGCTTGATGACAATATAATAGGTAGGAATGAATTCCTCATCATCGCCCTCTCTGGGCTTGGTCATCTTGACATTGAACCCCTCGTCAATGAGCTGACGAGCCATAGCGACATCAGGAATGACCAGATTGCCCTTTCTTTCGTTAGAGCCGTACTTGTCACGCTTGGGGTCGCCGGAGAAGTTCGTGTTGAAGATGAAACGGGTGTTTTCGACAAACAGGTTGTTGGTTCTCATAATTTATTGAATCTCCTTTCAATGTTTGCGGTATTCGCAAGGGAATGGACAGGTGGCGCAATCTTTTTCATCGTCGCCACCTGTCCGTCAGTTTTAGGATCATAATGAGTAAGAGCGTGAATCCATACACCGTATATCACGATACCCAGTATGAATAGTAAAGCATCTGCCAAGGCGTTCACCTCACATCAAATGGTGTAGTACCATCCTCTTCATGCGGTTCTCCAGCCCCAAACCAGGGCGGAGTATGGTCAGAAATAAACGGTTCGTCTGCAACAAAGCGTTCGAAGTCGCCATAAGAAGACAGAGACTTCACAGCTTCATCGACCAAGCCGTTGTAGTAACCGCGGTCAATATCATCCTGCTTTCCGAGCTCCCTGACCATCTCGGACTCAAGCCAACGATAGCCCTTGGAGCCAGTAGCAGCGGCATAGCCTTTTTCTTTGGTCTTCTTGTTCTCCGTTTCACGAAGCAAGACGCCACCACCACATCCGGGCTTGATAGGACAGAACTGACCGACCTTTCCAACGAAATGATAACTGTGACCTTTAGCGATCAGTTCACTCAGCTCTTCTGCGCGGGCACATTTGGTTTCCATAGCAGCATTATGCGGAAGAGTCATATCGTTGATTTCTTTCCACAGAGCGGCGTGTTCTTTTTCGTAATCAGTCACATCGGGCAAACTCTCGTTCATATCGAGATAGAGCGCAGAAGCCACAGACTTGGTTTCACACATATCCTCAAACTCAATGCTTTCTCTGGTGAAGAGTTTCTTGAACACATAAGGAACCTGGAACTGAGTACCAGTTGCAGTCCATTCACCAGCGTGCTTACCGTCCTTATACTTAGCGATATACACAGCATCGTTTACCAGACACATGCGGTCGTATGTAGCCTCGTGCTCGAAAGTGTAGCCATACAGTTTGCCGTATTCCATAACGAAATCAATAATCTTCGGAGTAGCATCCGGAATCTTAATAGAGTCCGTCTTGATGTGGGCAACAGTAAAGCCTCGCTTCTGGACCTCATGCTTGAGGTTGACCATAAACAAGGCTCCGCGTTTAGCTACAATATTGTCTTTGTTTCGGGGGTCTCGGAACGGATGCTCGAAGCTCGCCGAAGTCAAACCATATACCGAGTTGATTGCGATTTTCAGTGCTTGTGCCAAGTCAGCCGCAGCGGACTCGTCCGTCAGGTACTTAGCCAATGCTCCATTCAGCATCTTCTTCGCCTTATCAAACTCTTTGTGCTTGATGGCAATACGAGCCTGGAGAATATCATTGAATCGCTTGGTGTACTCAGGACCGAACAGGTCTTCTGCAACAATACTGCTCGGATGCATAGAAGCAATATCAAGCAGTGCAATGTTGCTGTACATACCGGGTTCAGCATATACATAACCGCCCTCGCCGACTTCTTCGCCACGATAGGTAGAGATACCAGCATCGTACTTGTAGCCGGGGAAGATAGGACGCTTGTTTTTGTCGAATGCAGTGAAGTCATCATAGTCGTCCACACGGAACGGCAAATCCGCATTCGGGTCAAATATCACGCTGGTATCGCCCATGTCACGATAGTTGAACTGGTCCTGAGGCTTTCTGTTATTACCAAAGATGATCTTGGTAGTCAGAGAGTTGGTCGTGTCATTGACAGTCATACCGGCGACATCCGCCAGAATCTGTCGTGCCGTGAAGTCAGCCTTTCGAGCGTTGAAAGTTGCCTCGGTTGCGATAACGTCGTTGTCACAATATTCGGCGATCTTAGTCCAAAGCTCTTCGGGAACAGGCTGATCCCAAGGAAGACCAAGCTCCTGGTGGTGCAGTCCCAACTCAATCTCGAACTTCTTCAAGGACTGTTTCTTACTGGAGAAGTCATAAACATCCGTGTAAGAGACATTATAGGCTTCGCCAAAGAAGCAGTTCGAGTGCCCGCTGATGATCTTGTTGGACAGCTTATAAAGCTGCTCGTTGGTGTACCCCATGAGTCGAGCGTAGAGGATATGATTATCGTATCTGCGGCAGTTGAAGCCAACCAGACGGAACTGCATCAATTCCTCGATCTCAGTAGGGGTGGGGTTAATCATACGAACAACAGGCTTTCCTTCGCCCTCGATCTTCCAGTTGACCAGGAAGAGGTTCGGGAATACCTCAACATCGTAGAATACGAGTTTTGCGTCGTCGTTTTTCACTCCTTCGGATGCTTCAGCAGATTTGAACTGCATCTTATTTACAAGCTTGATACAGTAATCCGCCTGATGAGTGCTGCTTGCGGCAAACGCCAGAACAGCGTTGCGCATATCAGACACATCGTACTTAAGGTCGCTCGCATAAGCATCCTCAAGAATTTTGTAAATGAAGTCGATACTTGGCTTAGTAGCCGGATGGTACTCCTTATTCAGGTTGCGCTTGATTTGGGTTCTAAGACCTTTCTCGCTCTTCACTCCTTCAAAATTTATCACTTGCTTTTCTCCTTTCAGTGGTAAACCAGAGTTGATAGTCGCGATAGGCAAATCATTACATTTGGTCAGCTTGCGTCGAAGCGAGCTTTTTCCGGTGAAGACCTTAACCTCAATATGGTCATCATAGACTCGACTCAACTTCGTCGGGTCTCCGGAGTAAATATAATGAAGGTGGATGCCCTGCCCGCTCTTACTGAGTTCAGCATAAGTGGGCGGCCATTTGCTTGCCTCTTTGAGATTCAATTCAAAGGACTTGTTACCGTCCCTGTCCTGAATATCAAAGTCGATGACGATATGGTTTTCCGGGACTTTCACATAGTGGATTCTGGAAGTAGACAGCTCGCTCAGCTTAGTGGTGACCTCGTCCCATTTGGAAGTAGGTGTCTCCTTAGCAGTCGCATACTGTGCAGGACAGTCAGCACACTCACGGTCAAATACTGAAGTCTGCTTTAGGAACTCGATTTGTCTGTGACCGGTCTCTTCTTTTTCCTCATTCAGAGTCTGGTCCTCAAACTTCTCGGTTCTGAATCCCACATAATAACTGCGAACACGAGTGCCATCTTCGAGATTGAATCGTTCTTTGTAGTCTCGGAAGTAGTTCTTGAGTTCTTCTTTGAAGATTCTCTGCGAAAACGGGAAAGTTACTTTTGCCTCATCGCAATATGTTTTGTACATCTCCCACGAGGCTTTGAGAGTTGTCCCGTCTTCTTTCTTGAAGACATGGTAAGAATCAATGATGAAGTTGTAGAAATCATTAGATGCACCGAGCATCGTCACGGGAATATAATCGTCGTACATACCCGGATTTGCCAGGTAGATCTCCTGACAATGGTAAGCAATCGCGCCAAGCTCAAAGTCAATCTGCTTTGTGACCGCCTTATACTCCTTAGGTGCCAACTTATTGCCGGAAGGGGACACATCGATCAATCGTCTGATAAGACCCGATTTTGCATCCGTAATCTTTACCGGCTTATTGGTACCCATGAACAGGAAACACTTAAAGCGGTTTGCGTAGGTAGACTTGAATTTTTCGTTCACTGTCATCAGCTCGTGAGAAACAAGGCTATTCAGTCTGGTATTATCCTCAATTCGTGACAGGTCGCCATCGTGTTGGATGGCAACAAGAGGATTGGTCTTGAATGCCTCCAATGCAAACGAGTTGCTCGAAGAGCCGAGGGCCTTTGCGTCAAACACAGAGTAATAACCCTCGAAGAGCTGCTGGATGATGTTCAGAACAGTTGATTTACCCGTACCTGCTGCGCCATACAAAACCATGAATTTCTGCAATTTCTTTGACTCACCACAAACAATAGAACCAATAGCCCATTCAATCTTAGCCCTTTCTTCCTCGGTATAGAGGGTGGACATCAGCTTGTCGTAGGCATCAATGGTCCCTTGCTCAAGCGGATATTTGAGTCGTTTGCTTGCATAATCTTTTTTATTTGTAGGCGTATTCGAGAATATCAACTTCTCGTCCAACATATGGAACGAGTCTCTCATTTGCTTCTGACAGTATTTATGCCACGAATCAATCATTCCAGATTCGGAGTCCCACATATGCAGGACCTTGATGTTCGCGTCAAAATGCGTGCGATTTTCTTCCGCGTATCGGTCGAGTTCCCGGTCGATAAGCTGGAGCGCATCTTGTTCGTCAGTAGACCATAAACCTCGGTCTTCCAGCCAGATGGCATAGAAGTCACCGCCTCTAATCATCAGATCAGAGCTTTTCTTAATGATAAACTTCGGATAGATTTCTATTACACCACGCTTCGTACTACGGGTTGAAATCATTAAAAAGTCGATCATTGAGGTTCTTTAGTCTCCTTCCGTATTTTTGAGCTCCTTGATCTCCTTTTGCAGGGCTTTCAGCTCGCGGTGCATGTTGCGGATCTCCAGCTCCTGAACGATAAGATGCATACTCATCGCCATGCTGAAGATAGTTACACTGCGGTTAAAAGACCCCTGCTTTTTGAGGGACTTAGAAATTACACGCAGGGCAGTTTCGGAGTCACGAAGACTACCGAAAATATAACGGATCATCTCATCCATGTTTCTTTTCTCCTTTCATTCCGGCAAGGAACTGATCGATGGTTTCGAACTTCCAAGACTTAGGTCCGATGAAAGTGAAAACAAATTCCTGCCCATTGTTCTGACGCACTCGAATGCTGTTTCTACCATTGGGAAAATACTCTTTGGTATTCACCGCCTGGTCGGGCAAGCATTCTTTATAAAGCCCGTAGATTTGTGTATGGATCATATCAGTAGTCCTCCTTACAGGATGCTGTCCAGATACCAATTCATCTGATACCAGATCTCAGCAGATCTCATATCGCTCTTGCAGTCGTCAATAGTAAACAGACCGCCTTCGCCGTTTCGCTTGTACTTACGGTCCATGAAGCGAAATATCACTTCGTTGATGTGGTCCGCATCGAATCGAGCATCACGCATGGTACCCAGACCAAGGCTTTCAATCATGGTCCAAAACCATTGCCCTGTGCGATCACCTATATCGGGGTCCTGCATAATATGTTCCTCGCAACGCAGCGCTAATGCGATCATCATTTCCAAAACGCTACAAGGGCGATTATCCAGATAACTGGCAATCATTGGACCCTCGTATTTCATTTCGTAACCGAAACGGTAGCGGAGATCTGTCCCGTCTTCAGCTCTATTGCCATCCATAGGATGACTGTACTGGAAGTCAATCTGATGTAGATAACTCAGCAGCTTTCGATGAGACAGTCTCCGATGATGAAACCGTTCGTTACATACGAGCTGACACATCCATTCGAAATATTCGTTGTTCAGCTCTAATTCAGTCATTTAGTCCTCCGTATCGTTGGGATTGATACCCGTAACATCTTCATAAGTACGGTTATCTCTCTGGATTTCGTACTCGCATCTCAGACGATCGTTACGGATGAAGACGGTATCGTCCTCATACTCACCGAAGTGGGATGCAAAGTCCAAACCTACAGTTCCCTCGATGTCTTCGAGAATATCATCCTCGTCATCAGCCAACACGCCATCGGCGTAGTAGGTCAGATTGATCTGAGTGTAAGTACTCTCTCCACTGTCTTCGGGAGAGATGACATAAGGTTTGTCAACCACAGGCTCATCCTCCTTTTTAACATTGGTATTCTTCTCGCTGTGAGCGGAATAGTTGGTATAGCCCTCTTCCTGGAGCTTGGCGGCATAGTTGACGAGATCGGGCTTAAGCTTAGCCATGTCAGCTTTTTGCTTGTTATCGTCCGTAGCCGAAATATCACCCTTGGTGTTAAAGGGCATCTCAGGCTTGCGTTCAGCAAAAGCAGCCTTGACAGAATCGATCTCTTCCTGAGCAATCTGCTCATAGTATCGTTTGCAGTAGAACCATGCACCGGCAGCGCCAACGGTAGCACCAGCCATAAACATGGCAAAATGGATCTTACCCATCGTAATCCTCCTCTGTAGAAATAGTAACAACAGTAATGGCGAGACCTCCGAACAGCAAAGCCGCGCTCAGAAGAATCCCGCCAGTAATGTGTCTTTTACGCTTGCTATCAAGCATAGCGTCAACGGTTGTGATGAAATCATCCAGAAAATCCATAATTTAAGCCTCCCCACCGGACAGAACAGCAATGCCTCCTACGAGACAGAGCCCAGCCATTGTGGAAAGAGCATACAGCAACAAAGCTTTCATTTTATGTTCTCCTTTCATCAATTACTTGAAAAGTAGTGGTTGTCTTCCTGAAACATAGGGGTGCCATACTTGCTGTACCCGGTTGAACAGAAATATATGCAATCGTAGTTTGTTCGTTCCAGAAGTTCCTCTTTAACGAGTTCGACAATCTCCGGCATGACATAACAACGATCCAGGCGTCCGTTATTAACCACACTGAATGCGTTGGGGTAATATATCACGTCGTGAATGGTATCGGGAAATGCAGGGTCGTCTTTACGGTTCAAGATCGTGTCAATTACGAGTCTCTTTCCGAGCTCAGATTCTCCTTCAGCTTCACCCATAGTAATGAGAGCAATCAAATCGATCTCTTCCTGAGTCAGAGGATATGGCCAAATCTCCTCGATCGGTTCACTCGGTTCATCTGCTTCCATTACTTTTACCGTGGGCGTTTCACCTGAATACTGGACAGAAAGAGCCTCAAGCTCAATAGTCTTGTCCTGCACAACAGGCTCGGAAATATCACGATCGATTCCGTCAGCACCAGCCATGGTGGTTATCATAACGATGAGTGCTACGGCAGTAAGTACGAGGGCAAAGACAACCCTCATTGTTTTTATACGCATTGGAAAAACTCCTTTTCAGTTAAATATAAATCACCTCCAGCTCAGAAGTCTGAAAGTGTCTTGGGTTACATCTTTTCCCAGATGTTGCCTTCGACATTGAAGTCGAGAAGCAGAGCAGGCTCATGACGACCGTCTTCAGTCTCACGCTCCACTTCGAGAATACGGAAGTTGACATAGCCGTCAGGACCATCCTTAGTCCAACCGACAATCTGACCGGCAGGAGAACGAGGGAGATCCAAATCATCAAGAACCTCGTTCAGGAAGATGTGACCACGGGTCTGAAGCTTGTCATTGGCATACTGCTGCTGAGCCTTCAGGAACATACGATTGTAGTCCATATTGGTCTCGTAGTTACGGCTCTTCTGGTCGAAGTAGACAGCATAGTCGCTCTGAAGATTAGGGTCGGCAACGGTAACAGTCTTCTTTACCTTCTTTTCCTTGCCGGTTTCAGGGTCTACCTCAACCTCGTCGAATTTCTTCGCCTTGAGGTTATACTTGAGCTCCTGATCGACCTGCTCACCGAAACGCTCGATGACCCGACCACGGTATTCCTTGAAGCTCTTATCGATGGCAGCATAGGCAGCGCCGAGAGCGATATTACGCTTACGCAGAATGTTATTGGATGCAAGGATGCTGGTCACAGACAGAGTGCCAAGAATGACAGCGGGAGCATACAGCTTCGCATACTTGATGCCGGTCTGAACATACACGAGAGTGAGGTCCTTCTTGGAATCCTCAATGGAATAAGCCTCACCAGCAGGAGTCACACCGTTTTCGGCAGACTCGTGAATGGTATCGATGGAGTCCTTAGCCTCCTCGGTGATACGGCTCACCTTAGTGGTAGCCTTGCAAGCGATAACGGCACTGGCAACAGCACCGACAACACCAGCCACAACGAGAATCTCAGGGCTGTGCTTCTTGAGCTTCATAACGGTCTTATTGGCGACGCCGCTGACGCTCTTCATGATTTCGGTCTTATTTTTCATGGTTAGATTTCTCCTTTATTGTTAGAATTGATTTCAGCACCGCAGGCAGCATAACCAGCCAAATCGACATAGGAGTCGTCCGTAGCGGTGCCCGTTCTGATACGAGCGATCTTCAAGAGTGCCATCATCATAGCGACATCGTTCGCAGTAAATTCGACACCCTTGTAAACGGACCAGAAGTCCGCAATAGTTTTGAAGTTGTCTTCGGGAGAACCGTATTCGTTCTCTCTCTGACCACAGACACAGGCTTTCGCCTTATCGAGGGTTTCAGCTCTCAGCATTATTAGTGTCCTCCTCGTCAGAATAATCAACTGGCGTGTAATCACGCTTACGTTCCTGAGCTACGATCTGACAGCCACACATAGGGCAATCGAAGGCATCGTACAAACGCTCTTCAGACTCAGAGCCGAAAGCTACTGCCAAACCACTTTTGCCATTATCTCTGGCAATATAATGTTTTTCAGTGATTGCAGGGAACTTACAACCACAAACCTTGCATTTAAGCATCTTTTTTCTCCTTTCAGTTTAGAGGAACAGCTCTGGGAAGCTTCAGAACATAACCGTCTCTGACTCTCACAGCCTGTGCGCCGTTGAGATTAGCCCAACCATAGCGGTTCAAAGTGAAATTATCGTTAGGAACATGAGCCAACTCATACAAGTCAGCAATGCTCACAGTGCCGTACTGACCGATGATGTCCTGCATGGCATCCAGAACTGTCTCAGCATCGCCACGAGTATCGAAAAGAATATCATCATAATCGATACTGCGTCTGCTGTTGGCTGAGCCAGCTCGAACCTGGTCAGAACTCTGATTGTAATACTGGCGATACGACACCTTAGGTGCCGAGCCATTACGCTTGGATCTACCGGCTTCGCCATACAGGATCATATCGATACCTGTGGTGACAATATCAGAAATCGCCTTCTTGACAGCCGGAACAATGACTTCCATCAAAATATAAGATTTAACATTGTTGGCGTCTTCGGCGATGAACACATCAGCGAATTTTTGCATTTCGCCTTTCTTTCTGGTCTTAGCGGTCCCGGTGATAACCGCCTCTACTTTCTTTTCCGATTTGGCTTCCTGTCTGCTCTTATCGGAATTGGATTTGTATTCCTCCACGGGGTTTTCTCCTTTCTTAAGCCGGAATAAGCTTGCCGGGCAGTGTGATCTTGGTGTTAGGCATCAAGCCGTTTTCCTTTTTATAGCGATAAGTGAGATTCGCTTTCGCCTTGGCTTCGGAAGGGGCGTATGTAGAAGCTTTCCAGCGATGCTGGACACAGTCTTCAAATCTCATAACGGGCCCGTCGTACTGGTATTCTTTCATGTGCTTAACCTCCTTCTTTTTGAGATAAAAGAAAAAGGGAAAGCACCATGTTACAGGCACTCTCCCTTATCCGAACCTTTCAAATTTCGTTTTCTCAGTTTTCCTCAACTTCGTCCACGACCTCAGACTCCGCGTACATCGCCTGCTCTTCAGCAGCCATCTTCTTCTGGTTGATCTGAGCCTTGATGTTCGCGTATACCGGCTTTGCGACGTACTTGTAGACAACATAGCCTACAACCACGCTCAAACCAATACCAGCGGCAATCTTTACGCCCTTGCTTATACCAGCGTTCTCGATGACCTCCTCAGTAGCTTCGATAACCTCGTTGTTCATGATCTTGGTGTTTTCCATTGTGAAATCTCCTTTCAGATTTTTAGAAATTGTGGAAGTGTTCTTCCATTAAAGCCGTTGTAAATTTCGCGCGGTAAATTACCTGTAATCGTACACAGGGGCTACCTGATAGTCGATTACGAGGCAAGGAGTGCCATTTGCGTCCAAATGAGACGAGAAATTGATCTCAATATAGCCCTTATCGATGTTCCAACCGAGATCATCGCCGATTTTCGTACCATCGAGACCAAGCTCATAGTAGAAATCATTCAGGCTGATGTACATCTCGTCACGCATCTGGCGATTGAGATCGTTGACAATCCGGCTGATAGTGTCTCTATCGGACTTGAAATACCTGCCAGATATCACATCGTAACAGATGGTATTACCTCCACGCTCAGTCAGAATGACCTCACGGACAGGGTTTTTGACCATCTTTTCTTTGGCTACCTGCTCACGGATGCCCTGTTCTTTTTTCTCGCCAATGGTTTCTACAACTTTTTCCTGATACTCCTTGAGAGTGGTTTCAGACAAGGTGTAGGCCGTAGCGAGAGCGGCGTTCCTACGCATATTGGTAGAACTTGCACCAACAAGGCACAATACGGATGCCGTACCTACGATTGCAGACGGAATATAACAAGGCCATGCAGCCTTGACAGTTTCCATTTTGGTGAGCTCGTCCGTACCCAGTTCCTCTTTTTTGTCCTCAATGAGAACCAAAGCTTTGGGAGTTGCACGAACCGCCATAATAGTAGTGGTAATCATACCGGCAATTCCGATACCGGTAAGAATCTCGGGACTATGCTTTTTCATAGCTGCCCGAGCACTTTTGATGATGCTTGAAAGATTGGGTTTACCCACGGTTTCTTTTCTCCTTTCGGTGATTGATGATTAAACAAATAAGAGCGCAAGCTCTTCTGCGGTTTCGACTGCCGTTTGAAATATAAATGTTCTATGCTCGTCCTCGTCGCTGTAACAAGCGTAGATATACATCTCAAACATGAAATTCTCGATTGTGTCGAGTGGTGGATCAAATGGATTGTCCAAAACACGCTCTACAATTTCATTAGCAGCCCATTGCTGATACGACCTTTTCTTAAACTCGTACTTACTCCATGAGAAAGCAGGAGGAAAAAGATACATTTCAGCATACTTTAGGATGATAGATGCGGCGTCTGAAGCATACACGGCACAAATATCCCGGAAAAGACAAAGAGTCCTTGTTAGGACTCCTCATCTTCCTCGCTAAGTGCGGCGAGCTTTGCGTCGATAGCTTCATCGATCTTCTCATCCATTTTCTTCTCGTTTACCCAATCGGCGAGCAGTGTTGCTGCTGCACCTCCTACGGTAGCGATAATGCCAAGGATCTTAATCAATTTGCTGTTATTCATAAAGCGAACCTCCTTTAGTGTTTTCATAATGGGGAATGTATTTTTTGCGGACTCAGATGTCACTCGTCCATCCAGTCCGCTGTAGGCTCAAAAACCATATCGATTATATACACCTCCATGCCATCATCGAGAATGGTTCTTCGATGGTCGAAATCGATCCAGTAAATGTCGCCATTAACAGAAGACCAACCTACGGTATCACCGAAGTCAGTCTTTTCAAGACCAAGGAACTCGTAGAAGTCGTTCAAAGGAATCGTACCTGCGAACATAAAGTTACGGTTCAAATGGTACTCTGCCTGAATGACTTTTTCGATGGTGGTCTCAAAATATCGCTGAGAGAAACTGTCATAGAATGTACGGACGACTTCAGGCTCCATACCCTCGCCGAAATCCAAAGAGGAGTTGTACCAGCCACCAGTAGCCGAGATACTGATGTCTTTACACTTCTCACTCATGATGGAATCAACGATAGCGTTGTGAGCCTCTTCACCATACAGCTCTTTCAGCTTGTCCTTGTATTCCTTGTAGGAACTCTGGACGAGTGCATAGGCACTTGTAAGTGCTGCCTGCTGACGCCTATTCAAAGCGTTCGCACCCATAATGCAGGCGATAGTAGAAGCACCGATTGCAACAGCCGGAATATAACACTTCCAGGCAGATACAACGGCTTCTTTCTTGGTGTAGGCATAGGGGTCACCGTCATGGTTCTTTCGGCTATCAGCGTGGATTTTCACCACAGCTTTCGGAGTAGCCTTAACAGCCACAACAGCAGTAACCACAACACCTACAGATGCTATACAAGACAGGGCTACAGGAGAATACTTCTTGATGTAGCGTCCGGACTTGTTTAACATCGTTTGGATTGCTTGGTTCTTGCTCATGTTTCTTTTCTCCTTTCATGTTTATTTCATTGCGTGCAAGAGGTCCAAAATATCAGCAGCCATGTTACTGGCAGTCTGAAACATTAGGCGGGTTCTCGGATTGTTTACCCGTGCGTACTCAGCCGTGTCCATCATGAACTCATAAGTGAACTGATAGAATTCATCGATGGAAGCAGATGTGCTGGGATAGAGTATCTCGGCGATGTAGTCCAAGAGCTCGTCGACAGCCCACTTCGAGTAACTTGCTTTTTTGAATTCGTCAGACCATTTCCCGAACAAAGGCGGGTACCACAGGTCCATTTGGTACATGTCACAGAGGATGAGTCTAAGCTGTTCGATGCTCATAGTTTTCTCCTTTCATTAAATTAGAAAATAAAAAGTAAAAGAAACAGTGTATGATTCGAACATACGACCTTCACCGGAAGTGGTGACGCTCTACCAACTGAGCTAACCGTCTCTCATAAAGAGACTTGTAAATTTCGCGCGGCAAAAAGAAAAGAGCCCTTGCGGACTCCTTCCTCTTATAAACCAATGCTCTTGAGAATCTTCATAAGTTCTTCCTTGTCGAGCTCGGCATCTACATCCAGGTGAACATGCGTCTTTCCATCGATGACTGTGGCGTTGACCTCATTCAGCTTGAGTTCTACCTCGTACCCAAACTTCTTGCGGATCACCATACCCACCAATTTCGAAATGATGCTCGTAGTGAATTTAGACCCAATCTTCATTTCGTCCATACTCCTTTTACTCCTTTCAAATTTACATTGATTTCCATAACAGGAGTTGTAATTTTGGTGCAAAAAGAAAGAGCCGTTGTTAGCGGCTCCGTCTCTCAGTCAATACAATTCTCTTTTGCAAAGAACAGCGGAATTGCAAACATAGCAAAGAGAACCAGTGCTGTTGCATCGTTTTCCAAGGCTACTCCCATATAGCCTGCGGCAAGTAATACAATCGCACAAAGCTTGTTTTTCCATGTTTTCATTTTCGAATCTCCCTTCAAAATTTCTTTGTGTTTCCATAAAGGGCGATGCGATTTTAGCGGTCAAATATCCCGCCTATCAAAGACTGTTTCCCATCGTTCTCGCTTAATAGGCTTCATCTTGAGAGCCCACATGATTTGACGAACAGTAACAGTAGGGTAAAGCCCGTCCGTACAAGTTCCTGCACGCTTTTCGAAGTATTCCTTGAAGTCGGGATGCAAATATAAAGCGTCAGTAATCCACGGGTCAACCTCACTCCACCAAGTGCTCTTGGATTCGGGGTCAAATCGCTGTTGGATGACTGCAAGACCTTTTTCTTCAATTTTATAGAGAGTGCAACTGTCGTACACGGGATGCTCGCAAATATAACGAACGCCGTACATAGACAGGTAAATCTCGGGCTTATTAAAGTGATAACGCATACAACCCACCTATAAAAAGAAAAGAGAAAGAGCCCTCGTCAGGACTCCTTCCCCTTTGCTAATAATCTTATTTAGTCTTCGCAGACTTCCTCTTTGGACGGGTACAGGGCTTCATATGCCTCGTCATTCTCGAAACCGTAGTGTTCTAAATCTACGGAATGACCGCATTCGGGACAGATCAGTACCTCTTCCCATTCATCCTCAAATTCCATGAGGGCCCCGCACTCACTGCAAATATACCGTCCAGTAAGTAAAGCGTCTCTCTGCGCATCGTTAAAAAAGCTCATTGCAAATTACCTCCTTGATGATTGTGTGGCAATTTAATTATAGTAGCCACTACAGATTTATCAAGAGATAAAAAGCACTTTTACATCTCTCACAATAGGACTTGCAAATTTGGTGCGCGGAGAAAAACGAAGAGACCGTGTTTTACACACGACCCCTCCGCTTTTTGGAACCGGCTTACTTCTTAGTCGGTTTGAAACGACTGAATAAACCTCTGAATGTCTGAGAAGTGAAAGTTCCGTCTTTCTCAAACGCAAACCCTCTCTTCATCCAGATTCCGTAGAACACCAACGGCAGTACGATCTCAGCGGCAGCAATACCAAGTCTGAAGTATCGATCTTTGATAGCCTCTTCCATCTGAGCACGCTTGAAATCGACATCAATCTCGCGACTGTCCATCTTTTCATAGTGCTCATTGGAAGATTTATCCTCTTCGAGCTTCAGTTTGTACAGCTTCGCCAAGCTTTCCACTGCAGTAGAATGCTCCTGGCTTCCGGCTTCAAGAGAGCTTAAGTTTTCGATTTCGGACTTAATCTCTTCTTCCAACAAACCTTTAATTTCTTCACCCATAATCAATTTCTCCTTTCGTTGTATTTAGGGTTCCATAAAAGGAAGTGTTATTTGTGCGGAATGAAGTCTTCAGCCCGAACTTTCAGGACTACAAACTTCTTACGGACAACCGTACTTACGCTCTTCGTCAGCTCCAAAAACATAAGTGGATTATCCTCGGGGATAGAGTGGTCTACTCGCAGATTACCGGAAAGCTGCGTCCTTACGATCAGAGCAGTCACAACCACTCCTATAACGACGCCTGCGATTACAGCAATAGCGATGTCCATGGAAAGAACCTCCTTTCTAAAATGATTTTCAGAATTTTCAACCCGGGGATTTTTCCAGATACTAATTTAACATGATTTCCTGTCACCTTCGTCCTGGACTTAATCTAGGTTAGAAAAAGAAAAGAGAAAGAGCCCTTGTTAGGACTCCTCCTCAGTATTTTCTGTGTGAAATATCACGATTACGATTGACTCACTTACAGTATCAACTGTCCATTTGATGTCAAGTTCACCATCTCGTTCATAAATCCAGCAGACATTTTCATCATACGGATTCCATTTGATTCCGAAAGCGTCATATATCTTTTCCAAATATAAATAGCCTCGAACCTGATACAGTTCCGTAAGATAGTTTATCTCTGATTTTGTGAACATGATAGCCCATTCTCCACCATGCCAGTTATTACTGTTAGCATTGTATGAAATCTTAAATTCCATGATTACACACTCCTTTCACAATAGGAGGTGTTAATCTTGCGAACCCTCGTAAACGATCTTCTTCCTCAAATCAGACCAGGAAATATAACGGTCTTTCCTACAAACGGGGCAGTAGAATTTGTTGACCTTACCACCGATGTCTGTCAGCTCGCTGCTATCAGCTTCAAGTCTGCTCTGGCAATTCGGACAGTTGAAGCGATAGACTTTCTTAACTGCAATATCCACTATTTTCATCACTGTCTCTCCTTACTCAAAAGCCAAAAGAAGCGTCTGTACAAGTCATAGTAAGTATCTTTGCAACAGGGTATGTCCAGTCTGGCTCTCATGTGGTCGTAGGAGATGCCCTCCGTAATGGCTTTTAGAATATAACGGGCAAGTGTTGCATCCGTTTCCTGAGCCACTCGCTCAAGCATGTCCATACGGTTTGCGTAGAACAATCTCTCGTCTACATTCTGGCTAACAGGATCGCTGATGACATTGGTTTTGGTTGGTGGAACCAGCGATGGCCAGCTACTCGGATAGACTATCAGAGAATTATACTTACGCCTCCAGGAAGGGTACTGAAGACAGAAGTGCTTAAGCTCGTAATAGCGATGCTTCTCAATCCAGTAGCAGTTTTTCGGAGAAAGCTCCGGTCGAATTGTCGTACTCATGCTCGCTCACCCCTCCATATAAACCCTGTTTCCTGCCAGAGGAGTTTGGGCGAGATATAGAAGTTGATGCGTCCGTACTTGGAATTCATCTCTTCTATCTTGGTCACTAACTGACCGTTTCTTGTGGCTTTACCTATTGGCAGCCATCCGGACACTATGCCGGCTCTAACCCAGGATGCGTCCTTACCGTAGACCCTTGCGGCAACGGCTACAGGTACAGATCCTGATGCGAATGTAATTTCATCCATTGGCTTTCGCCTCCTTTCAACCACTATTCTAGGTTAGAAACGGCTGTTAGTAAAAACAACCTCGGTGGAAGTAGGCGCCAACGAAACATGGTCATCTCGCAGGGATAATCCTCGAAGCCAAGTGTTTCACAGGTAATGAGTCCTTCTATGACACCTATGATGATATCAGCTTCGTATTGCTTGTAGGGAAATATAAAGTCAGGCAATTCTCGATGTATGGAGCCACATTTTGGACATCGAAAACGCCTGATGTTCACTTTGGTCTTGCGACCGTATTTCGTCCGTACAAGTCTTTTTACGCTATCGTAGTATTTAAGTTCACTACCACATTTAGGGCAGGTTGATTCGTTATTACTAATCATATACATCTCTTTTCGCTTGTTAATTAAAAATTTACGGTGTAGGAGTTGACAATTCCTACATAATGATATATGATTACTAATAGCAAATCAAGAAGAAGGTGGTAAACAATGCTTGTAAAATGCCCTGAATGTGAATTACAGGTCAGCGATAAAGCGAGTACCTGTCCGCATTGCGGTTATCCTTTGCAGCCAAATATAAAACCGAGAAAGCCTCGGAATAAGAATAATAAGCGTCGTAGATTGCCCAATGGCTTCGGTCAGATCAGCGAAATCAAGAACAGGAACCTTCGCAATCCTTTCCGAGCTATGATAAGCGTGGGTAAGGATGAAAAAGGAAGACCTATCTGTAAACCGCTTAAACCGGAATCGTACTTTCCAACCTACAACGATGCTTACGCTGCACTCGTAGAATATAACAAGAACCCGTATGACCTGGAGCCGTCTATCACGGTTAAAGAACTGTATGAGAAGTGGCTTCCGGAACACGAGAAGACGGTTAAGAGTGTAAGGTCTATTGAATCAGCTTGGTCTTATTGTACGGCTGTGTATGGGATGAGAGTTAAGGATCTTCGTGCTCGTCATGTCAAAGGTTGTATGGACGAGGGAACCTCTACTTATCGAGGAGTTACCAAAACACCATCTGCATCCATGAAGAACCAAATCAAATCCTTATTCAACATGATGCTGGACTACGCTTTGGAATACGAACTCGTAGACCGCAACTATTCTCGTACTTTTAATCTCAGCGAGGAAACAATAAAAGAGATTGTAACGGTCAAGCAGGAGCACATACCATTTACAGACGAAGAGATGGACTTGCTTTGGCAGCATGTAGATGATAAAATGATGGTTGATACGCTGCTCATTCAGTGCTACTCAGGCTGGCGTCCACAAGAACTTGGTTTGCTTGAATTGAAAGATGTAGACTTGGAAAACTGGGTTTTCAGCGGCGGTATGAAGACGGATGCGGGTATGGGAAGAGTGGTGCCCATTCATTCTCGTATCAGACATCTGGTCGAGCGTAAATATAAAGAGGCTCAGGAGCTCGGAAGTCTGTACTTGTTCAACCACACAGACCCCAACGCTCGTTCCAAGAGCACCGCTTTGACTTATGCTCGCTATCAGAAAGGCTTCGGTATGATTAGAGATGAGCTGAAGCTTAATCCCGAACATAGACCGCATGACGGTCGTAAACACTTCGTCACGATGGCGAAGAAATATGAACTTGACGAGTATGCCATTAAATATATGGTCGGTCACAAGATCTCTGACATCACCGAAAAGGTGTATACCAAGCGAGAGTTCGAATGGCTGAAAGAAGAAATGGAAAAAATAAAATAG